TTACTTAGCAGACATCTGCGTGAACCCTTCATCTATCTTCTGCATGATGGCCGTCTTGGCGGCCTCGCGGTTCAATATCTGGAAGAACTGCGGCCCTGACTTGCTCATTTGCGACGCGGACATCACACCCAAGTGCTCCATCTTCTTGGCCTGGCGTTCAGTCGGCTTACAGACAAAGTCACGGCTTTGCGCCAGCCAGGCGTCAGGTTTGCTCTGCCATTGGCTGGAATACTTCGCGTTGCGAAGCTCATTGAACACGCTGCGGAAATCCGCTGCACCCATGATGCGCACGCGGTTCTTCGCACAGTCGATTTCGACATCGTAAGCGGTGAAGTTGGGTTTACCGGGCTCTTCGTAAAGTTGATAGACGCCCAATGATTTCGCGCCACCTGGGCGATTGACGATGTGATTGGGGTCACCGTCGGCGATGAACACCTGATTCTTGCCCAAGGCACCCTGGTAGTGAACGACCCAGAAGTCGCCCATCAGCACTTCGCTCGCATGGGCACCGAGGGCACTACACAGTAATGCGGCAGGCAAAAGCTGCCTTGTAAAAGCGATCATGGGGCCGGTCCTTTACCATTTTTTTTAGAAAATAGCTTCACACACCGAACATGAGGCAAAGGGCCATCTAGCACATTCGTCCTAAGCGTACGACCTTTTCCATTTTCTCTATCAACCTTTCATGGGGCATCACCACGAACCCAACCAGTTACGACGAAGCCCAGAAGGAAGCCTGCTGGCTCAATCAGCAGCGGGACGCCCCCTTCGACCGCTGCGCTTATGTGGTGGTCGAGATCGATGGCCGCGAGCACCTTCCCCGGCGCCTGACTTGGCGCGAACGCCTCACCGGCAAGATTCAGTAACCCCTCCCCCTACAACAACTCAAGCCTGCCAGTAGACGTGGGCATGGAGCACTACTGCCATGAACAACGACATTGCGCCTGGAGACGTCGACAAGGTCACCGAGCAACGCATGGCTGAATTACTCGGCTGCACCAAACGAGCACTTGAAGGCCGGCGCCTACGCGGCGTACTCCCCGAAGGCATCTGGATAAAGCACCACGGCCGCATCATTTATAGCAAGAAGAGGTATGACGAATAACTGGAAAACCAATGGATTTACCCCCAGGGATCGACATCAACCACGGATCGCTCCGCCTCCGTTTCATGTGGGAAGGTACTCGACGCACCGAAACCCTTCCCTACCCCACGACATCGAAAGGCCTCAAAGCTGCATCCCAACTTCGCGATAAGGTAATCGGACTGATCCGGCTAGGACTTCTGGATCAAGACAAATATGCGGAGCTGTTCCCCAGCTCCGCAACAGTGGTCGGAGGCATACCGTGCTTCGGGGAGTACGCCCAGATTTGGCTCGACAGTCGTGAAATCGTTCAGGGGACCCGGAACGGCTACAAAAGCGCACTAAATCTGTACTGGATGCCGCACTTGGCATTGGTTCGCATAGATTTTCTCAACACCACCATGCTGCGCAGGCTTGTAAGCTCGATCACCTGGACATCTCCGGCCGTCAAGCGCAATGCCCTGGTCAAGCTGTCGACCATCCTGAAATCAGCTGTCGCTGATGGGCTCATCAACCGGAACCCAGCCGAACCCGTGCAGTTGCCTAAGCGCTCAAAGAAAGAGATCGACCCATTCAGGCTCGACGAGGCGAATCTGATCATCGCCAGGCTTTACGACCATTCGCACTGGATCAGCAGGATCTATGCGGCTTTTTTCGAGTTTGTGTTCTTTACCGGAGTGCGTTTATCCGAGGGCCTAGCCGTGCAGTGGCAGGACATCTACAGGGAAAAGAAGGTGGTGCGGATCCGCAGGACTATTGCCCTGGGCGAAGTGGCGGAGCGAACCAAAACCGGCCAAGAGCGGGTGGTGTTGCTCAATGAGAGGGCCTTGCAAGCCATCGACTATGCAGAGAAGTACGCCGAGCGGCGCAGGCAAGGAAAGGGACGAGTAACCGAAACGCCGTTCGTGTTCCCGCCATCGAAGAATGGAGAGTTTGTGAAACAAACTTCGGACCTTCACCATCAATGGCGACCAGTCCTCAGAGAAATGGGGGTTCGGTATCGACCACCATACAACTGCCGTCACACCTATGCGACAATATGCTTAATGTCTGGCCTCAACCCCGCATTTATCGCCCAACAGCTCGGGCATAGCGTGCAGATGCTCTTATCGACTTATGCACGTTGGATCAACTCGACCTCGGATTGGCAGGAGCTTGAAAAGCTCCAGATTGGTCTCAAATTGGTCTCAGGCTGTGAAAGCGTCACATAAGTTATTGATAGGTAAGCCCTTTGATCTCCACCGCTAACATCACCATGCGATGATTTTAGCGTTTTTAGGCGGTCTCAAGTGCAATGTTTTCGGGGGTTTCAGCCTCTCAAGCACGCACCAAAACGCATACATTGGCCCAAGAATTGGCCCAAGCTCATACCCTCCTCCGGCGTCCTGTCGACCGAACACAATCCCCCTCTCCTCCTACAGCTCGTCACCCTGAGCTGGTCAGAATTACCCTACCTCGATTACTGTATATCCAAACAGTACCGGCAGACCGCACCGTGATCATCGAAGACGACAGCTTCGCGCTGGGCATGCCCACGCCTGTTCAAATGTTGCGCCAGCATGCGCGCCTGGTCGAAGCCGAGTGCGAGCAGTTGCGGCACGAGCTCGACCGGGCTCGGGAAAACATCGAGAAGCTGGTGGCCATCCACCAGGCCCAGGCCGCCGAGATCACCAAGCTGACCGCCAGGATCGAGCGCATGACCTGGGAGCTATCCGACGCTCTGGTAGAAAACACCGAACTGAAGAATCGACATATTAGGGGCTGCCCGGCCACCTGGGGTGCAATGCCGCCGAAGGGTTAGCGCTCAGTGCAGCGTGCGTGCAGGTCCGCCAAACGACCGCAGCTGATACTCAGTGACAGCCTGATAGAGTGATTCGGCCTCCAGGCGCAGGCGTTCGATTTCTGCCGCTGGTTCGCCGGCGTCCTGGGCAGCTTGGTAGCGCCGCTGCGCATCGATGGCCTGCTGAATCAGCGGCTCGCCAGCCTCAACAACTCCCGTCAGGGTCTTCTTCACGCTACTGCTCCGCCTGCTTGATCAGCGCAGTATAGGACCTATTGCGGTGCCACCGTTCGAGTTCGACCCAGGGGGGGCTCAAGTGAGGGGCACCTATTGTTAGATGCCCGACGCCAGTTCCTTACTGCTTTGGTGGTGGGCAATCAGCCTGCAGAAAGGTCATCGAGTAGGTGAAGTGCCTGTCGAAAGAAAGAGGCGGAGTGCCAGGGGCGGTCCATTCCGAATAGTTGCCAGTCATGGTGGTAGGGTTATCCAGCTTGCCCATCGCCATGCTCGCAACGTTACCAACCTGTGCATTGGTTCAGTGACCGCCTAGGCGGTCACTTTTGAGCCAGAACACTTAAAACTTGAGTCTATCAATCGAGTTGAGTCAATGTAATTCCCAACTTATTACTACATTTTTAGCATCAAAACTAAATGACAAAACATTTCCAGATAACTCTGCATTGCCAGAAGCCTTGTTTGAGATGCTAGTTATTGCCTCTGCATTATTTTGGGCAATACCAGCCGAGCTAAGCACGCTACCTGCTCCCGGTATAAAGCTTGATAGCGAATCAAGGGATTTATACCCATCTCGCTTACGATACACCCATGAGGATCCAGTATTGCTTCCGGCAAACTGCTCGTCAGGGGTTCCGTAAATTGATTGTATTTCCGACTTTGTTGTTTTGTTTTCAATTACGTGGGATCGTATATATTTTTCGCTATATTTATCTTCCCCAACAGAGGCACAAGATGCTATGGTAGTCGCCATCATGGCTAACAGTATGATTTTTTTAATCACTTCATTTCCCTCAAGGCATTATTAATAAATAGTTTTGTGCTTATACGACGCTCGCACTTATGCCGCCTAACAAAACAGCCTTCAATAATTATACAATTTTGCTAATTCACTACAACATGTGTTTCCCGTATCGCCTGGGACGGGTTCGCCGCAAACTGGGCGGCAGTCAGGTAGAACCGACAACATGGCCCAATCTGGGCACGGTGTGGATAGGATTTCCAGGATCAGCAGCCACCTAGCGGAGGGGAAGGGTATCGCCATGATATTTCGTTCCTTGAGGGATATTGTCCCCGGCCGCGTAGGGCCGTTCAGACAAATAGGATGGGTGTGGCCTGCTGCAGCGTCAATATAGGACGGATGTGCTAATGGCTCATTGCTATTATTGATTAGGGCCGCGAAAGTTACCGTGGGCCATCAAAAAGGGCACCCCCTCGCCCAGGTTTACCCCCCGATTACACATATAGGCTGGGAACACATCAACCTGACTGGCGGTTACGTCTGGCGGCAGGGCCGCAAGCTGGAAGACGGGAAATTCAGGCCGTTACGACAGGTCGGAAAACCTTAGCGTATGATTTTTTCCGAATTCTCTAGGCTCCCCATACAGGTTTGAAAGGGAACTACATCGTCGAAGTCACACTGGCCGGCTCAAGGCTGGAAAAGCTAAACGTCTTGGGCAGTGCTGAAGGTCTGAACCAGTTAAGCGATTTGCTGGTGGCAAAGTACGGAGAGCCGAGAAGCCGAGAGCTGATCCGACTCGAGACAAAAACCGGTTACTCGTTCGTGAGCGAAGTGATGGGCTGGACAGGCAATGCTTTCTCGATGACTCTGCGGCGTAGTGACGACGACACCAGCGCATACTCGCTGACCCTCACCAACTTAAAGCTGTCTCCTCCGGCCTTGTCCAAAGCGGCTCCAGAGGCAGTCGGAGAGGCCGCAGAGCTATAAGACGTTCCACCTGTAAAGCCTCACTCCCCCCGCTTACATTGAGGCGAGTTTAAGAAATTCAGTGACGTGTCGCGCCCTCGCCTCCAAGAGACCGTAGCTGGTACTCGGTGACAGCCTGGTACAGCGATTCAGCCTCCAGCCGCAGGCGCTCGACGTCCTTCTCTGGTTGACCAGAATCCTGGGCTGCATGGTAGCGGCGCAGCGCATCGATGGCCTGTTGAATCAGCGGCTCGCCAGCCTCAACAACTCCCGTCAGGGTCTTCTTCACGCTGCTGCTCCGGCTATTTGATCAGAGCAGTATAGGTCAACGGCCATTCGGGCTTCGCTACGGATCAACCAGATCAGCGACGACCACCAATGTCACCTTCCGGCCAAAAGCAGTCATCGAGCATGCACAAAATCAGGGGTTTCTCACTTTGAGCTAACGCGGCGCGTGTAATTCTGCAATAACCTGGACAAGCCAATCTCTGGATGCACTGCCCGAAGCTCTTCTATGCCATCCCACAACCACATTGAAGTTTAGGGAAGACATATCTATGTCAATCACTTGGAAGCCACCGGTGGCAGCAATGGCCGAGGGTACGAAAGCCACCGTATCATTCACGTGCATAAACGCTTGCAGAGACGTGTAGCAGGGCAAAGTGGCAATCACTGTGCGGCTGACCTCCTGCGCACTAAGGAAGTCATCCACTCGACTCCCCAGATTGCCTACTCCACTAGCGAAATCCACATGAGGATGTAAGGACACATCTGCAAGCACCTGTATCTGCCGAGGCAACAGCGAACCTTGCCGAGCGACGCAGCAGTAGTGGTCGCTTCTCAGTCTATTCCGCACTAATCCCGGATCAACGTAGTCAGAAAAACCAATCACTAGGTCAGCCTCTCCTTGCGCCAGCGTCTTGACATGCTGATCGGGATTGAAGTCAATGACTTCAAGCTTCACCCCGGGCGCGCGTTCGCGCATGAGCAGCGAAAGCGACGGGATGATAGACAGTTGCGCATATTCATTTGCGATCACCCTGAATGCGTACTCACTCGTTGCCGGATCGAATGGGAATGAATTGAAGATGCCGTCGATCTCTTCAACTATTTTCTCGAATTTAGCTGCGAGGTCGTACGCATAGTCGGTCGGCTGTAGGCCTGCGCTCTGGCGCAGGAACAGCTCATTGGGAAACACTTCACGCATGCGCTTGAGGTAGTTGCTAACCGCCTGTTGTGATATCTCAAGCCGCTCGGCAACGCGAGAAACGTTTTTCTCGCGCACGAGATGCAGTAAAACCCGCATGTGCCGGACATCGATCTTCTCAATCATTTTTGTTGTATCTCATACAAGCTTGTCGTGATTTCCATTGTATCACTGGGCGCCTAGAGTATCGCCTCCTTAAGATTTTACGAGGCATTACTATGAAAACCGTAATTTTGATTGGTGCCCAAGGGCACATGGGCCAAGCCGCTATGACCGGTCTCAAGAAACACAACGTCATCACCGCCAGCCGCTCCGGCACAGGCTGCGACCACACGGTAGATATCACCAGCAAGGCGTCGATCAAGGCGCTGTTCGAAAAGGTTGGGCCGTTCGATGCTGTCGTTAATACAGTTGGTTACTGCGAATACGCTAACTTCAGCGAAATGACAGATGAGCAGTGGGACACAACTATCCAAAGCAAGATGGTCGGCCAGATCAATCTGGTAAATGTGGGCCTGAACTACATCAACGATGGCGGTTCGTTTACGTTGATTTCGGGCATTCTCAATGTCAAACCTATTCCTGTGGCAATTGCTGACGCCACCACCAGCGGCGCCATCGACACCTTCGTACAGTGCGTAGCGCACGAGCTTCCACGCCAGGTTCGCATCAACGTGGTCAACCCTACAGTTCTGGAAGAGGCGTGGGACGTGTATGGGGAAATGATGCCAGGCTTCCAGCCTGTCCCTGGCGCGCTGGTAGGCAAAGCCTTCGAGCGTTCGGTTGATGGCTTCATCACCGGAAAGGTTATATTCGTCGACGCTTGAAGAAGAGTCCATCTGCACTGAAAGTAAGTTACTGAAATTTAAGATGGCGCCGACTTGGAAGTTAATCAGGTCGGATGCCCCTCAAGCTACATGCATCTATATTAAGTTAATTTATGACCCTAATTAAAAGACTCAACCTTTATCCGTTTGCGCGGTTTTCATGCGCGCCTAGAAAATCATCACTTAAACTGACGAGATCTATATCATGAAGATTTTAAATGGCTTTATTGTCACGCTTTTGCTTGTCGCTGGCTACACACAGGTACATGCCGAAGACGGTCATGATCGCTCTATGAAGAGGCATGCACAATTTAGAACTGAACAAAAAATTATTCACGGATATGAAGTTGAAAAGAAGGAGTTGAAGTCTGAGGCTGTCAGCCATGATAAAGCCAATTGCAAAAGATCTAGCGCAAGCTAGTCTCAGCTCTTGGGGTGCACTCATCTGAGATTTTCAAATATCTTGTCGGTTGTCCGAAACGCTTACCATCTTGGGCACCACTAAGTTGCAAGCTTTCGGGATTTTTCACCTATGGCTCCAACAGTGCTGGTCGTAGAAGCTGATGAAATATTGCGCTCCCTAACGGTTGAGGCGATTTCGCTTCTGGGTGTATGTGTGATTGATTGTGCCTCTGCAGATGACGCTCTCGCCATGCTGGATGACTCGACTTCAATTGCGCTAGTCATTACTGATCTGCATACCTGGCAAGATGGATGGGCTGGAGTTCGTGAATGTGATTTGGTCGCGTTGGCCATGCTTGCCTGTCATCGTGACGTCTGGCAATACATTGGCTCCAAACGGGCTGTGGCCCTCCCAGTCAATGCTCATGAGTAAGCCATGGTCACTGGATGCGTTGTATAAAGCGGTCAGGACGTATCTGTCGGTTTAGTAACAGCATGCTAACGGCTCTATGTTCGCGCCAGAAAAGTCTCATCACCTGATGCAAGATGACTGGCCGTTGCGTGGACTAAGCGACCGACCGCATGTGGCCGTTTACTGCCCTTCGCAACAGGCAGCAAACGACCCGGAGCAGACACTGAGTGAGACGGAAAATGAATCACGTGACCTGGGCATTCAAGCCTGATCCGACACCATCAAATGCCAAGATGCTTGTCGATTAGCTGCGCGACAGCCTCGGCATGAGTATGGCCGAGATCATGACCTGCCTCGGGGAACAACTCCAGCCTGGCATCGGGTATCAGTTTCGCCAGCCGTTGGCCAACCGAGACTGGGCTTATTGGGTCCGCGCCTCCCCACAACAGCAGTACTGGAAGTTGTAGTTCAGGTAGACGGCCAGAAAGCTCGGTGCGATCGTCCAAGAACCAGCGTGGGAGGGTTGGGTTATCTGACTCGAACGCCGCGCGCCAGTTCTCTGCACCCAACGCTGGAACATTCAAACCTCCCGACGTGACGGCCAGGATCAGGTGGGTGACCAAGTCAGGGCGCTCAAGCGCAATCTGCACCGCGACAACTCCGCCCATAGATTGCGCCACCAAGGCCACGGGCCTGTCGATCTCTGCAATCGCAAGAGTAGCGAGATGCTCCAGACAGGTTATCTGCGGATTTGCTGGCGAATCGCCAAAACCGGGCCAGCCCATGTGTTGCACAGCAATTGACGTTTCGAGGGCTTCGGCGACCGGTTTCCAAAATTGATTGTTGCCGGAGGCGCCGGGGAGGAAAAGAATTTTTTGGGGAGAGGTAGTCACGGCTCGGTCCTTGAGTCAGGGTTGCAGCAACTTACGGGCATTCGCAGCCATGCGCAAATGATATGCGCGCAGGAGAGATATCTGCTGCCGCTAGCGGCTTGGTTTTTTCCAGATCACTGCTCGATGCCTCGGACGTAGGCCTGGCACGCCCGCAAGGCAATCAATCCTTGGTCGCCGGCATCGGTGACTGCGACAATTCGTTGAGCAGCCGCTGGGTCAAGTTCGCCTCGCGCGGCTCCATGAACCACGCCGCAGGTGTCGGACTATTCAATGGAGTGAGCGCGCAGGCCCGCCAAGCGACCGCAGCTGATACTTAGTGACAGCCTGGTACAGCGACTCAGCCTCCTGCCGCAGGCGTTCGACCTCCTTTGCTGGCTGGCCGGCGTCCTGGGCGGCGTGGTATCGACGCTGCGCATCGATGGCCTGCTGAATCAGCGGCTCACCAGCCTCGATAACTCCCACCAGGGTCTGCTTCACGACGCTACTGCTCCGGCTATTTGATCAGAGCAGCATTGACCAAGGGGAATTGGGGCTTGGCTGCGGGTCAACCAGATCAGCGACGACCACCAACGGCTACGTCTGGCATCAGTGATTGCTGCTGATAAGCATTACTCCGAAATTCTTCCATAAGCGTTCTGCGAATACACCCTGCGTAGTTAAACGGGAGCCAACTTATGCGCAGCAACTCCGTAGTCTCATCGTTCGCTGCGTCGGCAGGCGCGTTACTAACAGGAAGACTTGAGAATAGGTAACGATACGCGGAAAATCGTACCCTGTTCCAGCGTCGACTCCACCTCTATCTTTCCACCGTGTCCCGCCACTATCTCAGCGGCTATAAATAATCCCAAGCCCAAGCCAACAGTCTCTCCTCGATTATCGTTCGAGTATCTGGAATAACGGCCTTCAGGGCTGAAGAGAATTGGTATTGCGGCGGGAGGAATCGGTTCGCCAAAATTTAGCACATTGAAAAAAGCTGAGGTTGCATTCCCTTTCAAAGTGACGTGGATGGGCTGGTGCAAATCGCCATGTCGCACCGCATTGCCGATCAGATTAGAGAAAACCTGGGCCATCCGTGCTGGATCAAACCGCCCAACGATTTTTCCAGTGTCGTTGAATACAATCTGCGCTTGAGGATGACCAGCGCGGATTTCGTTTACGGTGTCTTGGCATATGGAGTGCAACTCAGTGACTTCTCCCTTGATCGTGAGTCCTGTCCCGAGGTTACAGCGCGCCAAGTCGAGTAAATCGCTGACCATCTGATTGGCACCGCGAACACTGGTAGCAATCTGGGCTGCAATCATTTTTTCGCGGTCGGGCAGTTGTTTCGATTTGCGCAACAGGTCGGCGCCCATCAGCACGGCACTCAACGGCGTGCGTAAATCATGGCCCAACACGCCCAAGACCATTTTTCTGGTCGTTTCTACAGCGTCCCCATAGGCTGCGATCGACTCGACCAGCGCTTGATCAATCGCTTCATTGAAGCGAACCATATCCGCAACATGGTAGCCGTCCCCCGTATATTCTTGCTCCAACCATAATCTGAGTACGCTCGACCTGAGGGCTCGATACTCGGAGACCATCTGATCTAGAGTGAAACCGGCCATCAAGCGATTGACTGTGTGGCTTTGAGCCGGTGTCTCGTCTTCGCTGACAGGGCCTTGGCCAAGGGACTTGTCAATCTGTTGCTGCTCGGTTTGACAGGTTCGCATGTCGAGCGCGACAGTTCTCAAGATCAGTTGCGCATGGTTTCTCAGACCTTTGGCGTCGAGATCTGGCATCGGGGTTTCCACAGACCTCGCGAAGTCTTCCCACGCTTGCAGAATATGCTTCATGTTGACGAAGATGAAATCTGACAGTCGCATGGCCGACCTCATTAAGCATCTTTTTTAGAATCATGATATGAGCATATCAGCCCTACCGCATGTGGAAAGGCAGCACAGCGCGTGCACGCAACCGTTCGTCAGACATGTGAAAGGCGCCTCAGAACTAGCTCCCAAATCTTAGAACGGCCCCTAGATGCTAGCTATGTCGGCCACTGTTTTGGTCGTAGGGGACGACAAAATATGGCGCAGCCCGATGCCTGAAGAGGCTTTCCCTGCTCAATGCCGCCGGCGCCAGATGGCCGGAGGTGAGTCGAGTTCAGTGCAGTGAGCGCGCAGGCCCGCCGAGTGACCGCAGTTGGTACTCGGTGACAGCCTGGTACAGCGACTCAGCCTCCAGACGCAGGCGTTCGACTTCCTTCGCGGGCTGGCCGGCGTCCTGGGCTTCGTGATAGCGGCGCTGCGCATCGATCGCCTGCTGAATCAGCGGCTCGCCAGCCTCGATAACTCCCGCCAGGGTCTTCTTCACGCGCTGCCGCTCCAGTAATTTGATCAAGTAGCATAGGCCAATGGCGATTCAGGCTTTGCTGCTGGGCGGCCAGATCAGCGACGATTACCAATGTCTGCTTCCGGCCAGAAGCGGACATAATTAGAGGACGAGTTGTATGACAGTCTTTGGCGGGCCCTAGGCGGCCGTGCAACTCCCGGGCTGAAGGTCTGACTCATGCTCCTGCGAAGTGGGCACTTATACCTGCTTTTTACACAAAATTTACGGAAGACCGAAGTTGAGCATAGGATATTGCACGGCGTTAATTTCGTAGGCTAACCGTATGTCTCTCGCAGCAATGCGGCTTGTCGGCTTCATCTTAGGAGTTTTCCTGATCACCCTGGCAGTAAGCATGGTTATTCCCATGGTTACGTTGGTAGTGTATGAGCGAGTCGATGAGCTCGGCGCTTTTCTGTGGTCTAGCCTAATTACGTTGATCTGTGGGCTAGCGCTTATTGGGCGCAGGCGCCCAGACGCATCACAGCTGCGCCCAAGGGATATGTATTTCTTGACAACGGCGAGCTGGGTTGTGGTTTGCACCTTCGCGGCCCTCCCGATGGTGTTCATCCACCACATCAGTTACACCGACGCGTTTTTTGAAACGATGTCAGGGATCACAACGACAGGCTCGACTGTCCTCACTGGCTTGGATACCGCATCTCCCGGCTTGCTGATCTGGCGCTCCATGCTGCACTGGTTGGGAGGCATAGGCTTCATCGGCATGGCTGTAGCCATCCTTCCGTTGTTGCGAGTTGGTGGCATGCGCCTCTTCCAGACAGAGTCTTCAGACTGGTCGGAGAAAGTAACGCCGCGATCCCATGTGGCAGCCAAATACATCCTTGTGCTCTATCTGGGGCTCACGGGTGCTGGAGCGCTAGCACTTTGGCTCGTTGGAATGACACCGTTTGAAGCGATCAACCACGCAATGTCATTGATTTCTACGGGTGGATTCTCAACGTCGGACTCCTCACTCGGGCATTGGACGCAGCCCGCGATTCATTGGGTTGCGGTGGTCGTCATGATCTTGGGTAGCCTGCCATTCACCTTATACGTCGCGACATTGCGCGGCAATCGGCGTGCGTTACTGATGGATCACCAAGTACGAGGGTTTCTCGGGTTCTTGACTGTCACTTCGCTGGCTGTGGGTACGTGGTTATGCTTTCACAGCGAGTATGACTGGTGGGACGCCGTTCGGATCGTGGCGGTCAACGTGACTTCCGTCGTCACGACCACCGGAATTGCGGTTGGTGACTACACACTATGGGGCAGTTTTGCCGTTCTGTTGTTCTTCTACCTAACCTTTGTCGGTGGGTGCTCAGGCTCGACGGCAGGCGGTCTTAAAATCTTCCGCTTTCAAGTGGCTGCTGCCCTGCTTGTTAGTAATTTGAAGCAACTGATTCATCCACGCGCGGTCATTCAGAAAAAATACAATGGACATCCCATTGACGAGGAGATCGTGCGCTCGCTTTTGACTTTCTCGTTTTTCTTCACAATCACCATTGCCCTGATTGCGTTAGGACTGGCTCTAATTGGGCTGGACTGGACGACTGCTCTGAGTGGTGCCGCCACTGCTGTTTGCAACGTTGGGCCAGGCGTGGGCACAATCATCGGGCCTGCCGGTAACTTCTCATCATTACCTGATGCAGCAAAGTGGCTGTTGACCATTGGTATGCTCCTGGGACGACTTGAAATCCTGACGGTGCTAGTGATGGTAACCCCGGTATTCTGGAGGTATTAGCTGTCCACTGCAAAGGGCAGCTATGGATCGATAGCAACCGTCTGGGCTGCCTTTTTCCAGCTCACCGCTCGATCTCTCGGACGTGGGCCTGGCACGCCCGCAGGGCAATCAATCCTTGGTCGCCGGCATCGGTGATGGCGACAATTCGTTGAGCAGCCGCTGGGTCAAGTTCGCCTCGCGGGGCTCCATGAACCACGCCGCCGGCGCCGGTGGTGGCTGGCACCCCACAGCCACTACCCTGGGCTGGGGCGGCGAGCAGGACTGACAGCCGGAGATCAGAAGTAGCGAGGTGATCGCGAAGGCTAGCCTGGGTTGCTTGAGCATTGGAGTGGATGGCGACGGGAATGCCGAGCGAGCAGGTTGAGCAGATGGTACTCAACCAGGGAGAGCCGGCCGAGGCCTTCGAGTGGTTTAAGGTAAACACCGCCCTCGGCAACGTCATGAATCGCGGAGCGGAACTGATAGGGCCATGACCAAGCCCACTGGTGGTGATGCGGCAAACAACGGCTGATCACTGACAAGCCTCCCCTCCAAGCCCGGGCTTCTTGTGTCAGCCCTCCCTTTTCCCTGCTATGGTTGCGCCCTTCAACCAGATGGTAGGAAGTAGTCAGGAATGGATTCAATGAAAACACTGGGTGTGATCTTACTGGCATTGGCCAGCACTACAGTTGTGGCGCACGAGAATAATGATCCAATCGAAAAAGCGATGTTCATCACGACGATTGTTCCCCTCCTTGTTGTTAGCGGAACCACTGCACTAACGGTCTATGGCCCTGCGAATATGAAATCGGCAAAGGCTGACGCGCTTGCGTTCATCGGCTCAGATGGCGAGATTCGCGGCGCTCAATTTGAGCAAGCAGTTCGGTACTACCACTCGGCCTATGGCCAGCCGCACATGAGCGATGAACAGCTGGCCCTGGCAATCGCAACTTCGCTCTAAAGGCTGCCTTCCTAGTATCATCCCCCGAGTCCATCATAGGCCTGCTCACACGTCACTCCCCTGCTCCGGCTTTGATCAGCATCTGCCGCCAGGTCTCCCGCTCGCTGCTCAACGCGCTTGAACAAGTCGGCAAACACCAGGGCGGTGCGGGTTGCTGCCTGGCTTGCGGCGGCAGTGCAGGAATTGCTGCGGCCTTGGGCTGCGAGACGGCCGGCAAGGTCGTCGACTGTACGCTGCAGGCTCCCAGCAGTAGCGCGAGCGTTAACAGCATCAGCTGCAACTTGATCGATTTTCCGTTGGCCATCTTGCACTGCCTTGTTGATTGAGTTCTGCCGGGTCTGCTCTTTTTCACGCTCGGCTTCCTCGGCCAGGGCCCAGGCCTGTTTGTCGCCGCCGTCACGGACAGCCCAGCGCGCCTGCCACTCGGCATCCATGGTCGAGCGGCCGTGCTCATAGGCACCCCAGAACGCCCAGACCACCAGCGCCAGCGACATGGCCGCGCCGATCGTGCGCGCGCTGATCACGCCAGCACCTTCAGTGCACGGTCATACAGCGCTTTCCGCTCAGCGGCGCCATGGGGCACTCGGCCAGGCTTGCCGGTGTTGATCACGCTGCCGATATCCTGGAAGCGGCCGGCGTCGGCCAGCTCGTTCAGGCCGTGGGTCGACCACCACCAGGCGGCGGACATTGCAGCGTGCTCGGGCTGCTCGAGCAGTTCAGGCTTCTCTTCCAGCGGCAGGGCCAGGCCGGCGCCCGCGGCAGCGTAGTTCGCCCGACCAGTGAGCTGGATCAGGCCGCGCCCACGGAACCGCCAGCCGTCACCTGGGCGAGTGTTTCCCATGCGCCCGCTGTATACGGTGTTGGCGATCTTCTCCGGCTGTCGAGCGCAGGCGGCCGCCGACTCCGGAGTGAACCGGCTGGGCCAGGTGCGCACCAGCGCCTCAACGCTGTAGTTCAGGTTCTCCACCAGGTTGCGCAGCTGACCCGACTCATGGCCGACCTGGGCCAGGAACGCAGCCACGCGCACCGGGCTATCGATCTTGTAGCGGGCCATGGCCCGGTTCAGCGCAGGCAAAAAAATGCCCGCGACTGGGCGGGCGTTCGGGAGGATCTGCAGCAACTGCTGCTCGGTCAAAGGGGGCATGTGTTTCTCCAGGCAAAAATAAACCCGCTCGATGGCGGGTGCTGATACTGCTCGGGCTTCAGGCTTCGGTCTGGGCCTCTGCCGGCGGCGCGGCTGGCATATCCAGGCGAACGTCGATCCAGCTTTCTGCCGGGACATCCATCAGGGCGCCGGCCACCTGCTCCAGCTCGCCGTCATCGTTCAGGGCGTACTTGATCTTGCGCAGCTCCACAACGACGCTGCCGTCTTCGTTGGTGGTGCCAGTGGCAATGCCGAGCTGCCGGCCGCCGTTGCGGTCAGTTGGGCTACCCACTTGCCAGCCGGAAGCGGCAAGGCCGAGTGAGCCGGTGACCTGGTAGCGGCCAGTGTCCAGGCGCGTGACCTCGATTCCGTTGGCCTCCTCGTTGTAGGCGCCCCACTCGCCCGAGGCGTTGAAGCTGTCCAGCAGATCAGCCCGGGAAGAACCCGCCACATCAGCGATGCGCGCGATCGGCGATGCCCGCTTGATGAAACCCGATGCATCCACGGTGGTGTTGGCCGAGGTCCAGAGCTCCGCCCAGGTCGTGAAGCCAGAAGATGCGTTGTAGGCCCGGTACGCCAGTCGGCTCGCGTTGATGCTCATCGCCAAGGAGCCGAAGCTGCCATCGGCATGGGAGGTGACCAAGGCCGTCCCGAAAGAACCGATAGGGCTGGGGTTGGTGGGAAGCGCATAGTAGAACAGCCCCCCGCAAGTGAGACCATCCATGTTTTGGATGATCGGGGCAGCATTGGCTGATCCGTAGCTACCGATCCCTGCGTAGCCGGCAGTAACCACGCGACCAACCGTTCCATCGGTTTTCGAGCTGACGAGGTTCGCTTTCGACGCGGTACCAAGCCCGGCAATTGCGGTGTAAAGCTCGTCAAAGTTGCTTTGCGCCTTGGTGAACGCGCTCCGCGGGGTGTCTCCACCGACACCGGTAGGAGCGGCGCCGAGATTTATCGTCTGCTTGGCCATGCAAAATTCCTGAATTGGTTGAATGAGGTCTCGCCTTCACGCACTCATCTTGGCGAACACCGCCGGAAGGAAAAACGCGACGGGGTTTGAGGCCGCTATGGTGATTGCGTACAGCGTGTTGTTCGGGAAGTCCCACCAGCAGTAGAGGTTCCGAGGGATGCTGCTACCGGCGGTCATGTTCATGCCGAAGTTGTTCAGCAGCAGGAATTCGTTCTGTGGGAAGTTGAATGGCACTGTGTAGTAGATTCGGATCAGCCCTTGCGGATCGAGGTCATACTTGACGTAGGTCCAGTTCTGGAAAGCCCGAGTGAATGTCGCGTTTGGTGTCCCGGAGTCGAACAAAAGCTCACCGCTCCCGTCCCACAGACGCATTCCGTACTGCGCCACCGGTTGGGCCGCAAAGGAGGCAACAAAATAGCGCCCATTCGGCTGCGCCGTATTCACGCTATAGGCGCGCACGTAGAATCCCGTCCAGTTGCCGGCCGACCCAATCAAGCGCATTTGGCAGAGCCCCGCCACGCCATTTACCGTGTCTGGACGCACAAACACCAGTGGCGGCTCCTGAGAGGTGACCGGCCTGGCAAAGTACGTCGTGGACCCCATACCTGATTCTTCTGTTGGAGCAAACCGGCCTGAAGAAATGACCACCAGCCTGGCGAATTCAGAGTCGAGCGTCACCACGTTACTGTTGTTGGTGAATTGAACTCCATATGCCATCAGCTCCACCTCATCACGATCAAGCGCATCGTCCCGGAAGACCTAAAACTGGAAGCATAAGTGCGGGTGTGGTTATAGACCCGAGCAACGCCATCCAGCATTTCTGTTTCGAATTGCGTTTGCGAGGCGCTATAGGGGCCTATCGGTATCACTATCGCAGTGCCGTTTCCGGGGCCCACGCCAGGAACCGCAAAATCCTGGCTACCCTTAGCGGCACCGGCTTCAAAGGTCACCAGCGTCGAAAGCGCGACTCGGATCGTGAACGAGTTTTCATCGATCTGAAGGGCGCCATCGGCGCCCCAAATCCTCATTCCATAATTGCTCATGCGGCCAAGTTCCCCCATTGATATCGTTTGACGCCGTTCTCATCGAACACCTTGCCGCCGTTGTTGTTGATGGTCTGGCGGGCTCCTCCGCCGAGCGGGCTGTTGAGCTCAAAGTTTCCGGCCTTGTCGATGCGCCATCCTTGAACACCGGGGATGTAGTTGTCGGACTGGATGAAAGAGCCGATCTTGGCATTAACAATCGATCCATCTTTCACCAAGAGGGAGTTGATAAACACCTGCCCGCCCTCCACAGCGAACGGCACAGTAATCGCGCCGCCAGCGATGGTGTTGACGACGGCAAACCGATCAGCGCTGACCAGAAACTGGCTTTGCAGTCCGGCTGGCCCGTTCTCAATCCCCAGGCCCACGCCTGCAGCGACGTATTGCCCCTGGGCGTTAACCTCCATTTTCACAGCCCACATCGTGCTGGCCTTGCCGTCCAGCGTGGCAAGTGCCTGGCTGGTCTGTTGCACCGCAGCCGTGTTGCTATTGACGGTCACCTGAACCGTGTCGATTCGCTTGGCCGTGGCTACGCCGTCCTCGATCCTGGCTGACTGCTCGGACCAGACACCGATGTAAACCTCGTCTGACCCAGCAAAGCCAGCTGTGTCCCCGGCCAAGGCCGGATTGACCTGAACATAAACACCATCAAGCTTGGTGGCCTGAGCGTTCACCTTGTCATCGACACCAGTCAGCTTGGTATCAAGCTGGCTGATTGCCCCCGCCTGCGCTGCGACCTTTCCTTCAGCGGTCTGCAGGCGTGTGTCGATCCCGGATATGGCATGCCCCTGCGCGGTGATCGTGCTTCCTTGCTGGCTAACCGTTCCGCTCAGGGTGTTCAACGCCGAAACGCTGGCCTTGTTGTCCAGCTCCGACTTAACCCCCTGAATCTGCTGAGCGTTCGCGGTTATTTTCCCGTCCTGCTCCGTTACCTTGGTTTCGACAATCTGAACCCGGGCAGCAGTGCCATTCTCCGTCCTGGCGACCTGGCCGATATCGAGCCAGTACAACGGGTTAGGAGGCGCATTGCCGCCGCCGGCCGCCGCCGGTACATCTTGGGTCGCCACGTACAGGCGCTGCCCCTGCCGCACGTTCTCCCCTTGCGTGTAGGGCTTGGAAGGGTCGTACTCGAGAGCATCAACAATGTCGTCGATCTCGCCCTGCAGCTCCCCAAGGCGCTCATTCACGGAGCCAGGACCGTTGCCGTCGATGAGATCGATTCGCTCATTGAGGTGCTGCCCCAGTTCTGTCTCACTGATCTTGCCGGCGATCAGCTCAAGGATGGGGCCAGCGTCCGAACTGGACTGACCCATTACGCCATTCACCACCGGATACCACGGGCCGATGTTGCCTGTCCGATCGACCAGTCGCGCCCAGAAGAAGAACGACACACCGGCAGCCAGGCCCTGCAACTTATAGTCGCTCTGCGGGTAGGCCAGGTCGGTCAGTTTGGTAGCGTCCTCCAGGCTATTGGCTGGGCCGTACCAGATCTCCGTGCGCTGGGTGTCCTCGGCGCCCGGAGGAAAGTCCCACTTCAGGCCTATGGCGAACAGTTCGCTGGTGGCGTTGAGGAACGTCACCGCCGGCGGCAAACCAGCCTTACCGGTCAGCTGCGTGAGGCTGGAGCTCTTCCAGATCGACGAGATATCGAAGGCACTCACCGCCCGCACACGGGCCAGGTAGGCGCCGGCATAGATGCCGGTCACGTCGACCGAGGTCGAGCCCGTGCGCTGCAGCTTGATCCAGTTGCCGTTGTCCTTGCGCCACTCCACGTCATAGGCCACGGCGCCGTTCACGGCCGGCCAGGCGATGGTCATGGTGCTGACCGCGATACCCTGGTCCACGGCGTAGTTCGAGGTCAGGGTCACGCTCGCCGGCGGCGGAACGACCGTGATCGGAATAACGCTGATTGGCCGCTCCTCCAGGCGGGCGCCGGTGTCGATGTGGGCGAACTTGCTCGGGTTGAACTCGAGCGCAGTGATCTCGTAGTCGCCCTCAGTGGCGCGCGCTGTCCTGAGTACGCGGAACAGCTGGATGGCCAGGTCGTCAGCGTCGATTGCCCACTGTAGCTCCGGCTCCGGCGCAACGCTGTAGGCCGTGGTTACAGTGACAGCACGATCACTGACCGATTCGACTGTGCGGCCCTGGGCGCGGCCGTTGGGCAGGTTAATGATCAGACGGTCGCCAGCCTTGATCTGCGTATCGCGGTCGAGCGTGACGACTCTGCCCGCTGCAGCGGCGATCCGGCCGCCGTTCGGGCGCCCTGCGATCAATTCGTCAGCCACAGGAATCACGTAACCTGGCAGTGGGATCCGCCCCTCCATCCCAGTCCTGAAGGTCACGGTACGGTCTTGGCTGTTGCTCAGAAGGATCCACTTACCGCGGCGCTGAGCTTCCGATGCCCGAGTGCAGCCGATTGCAGAGATCTCGATCGGCCGGTCACGGTACCGGCGCTGCAAGGCCAGGTCGGTGACCGGGATTACGTCGGTGTCATAGTTGTTGGACGGGTTGTCGTAGCTGACCAGCGCCCGACTGTAGTGGGTGTTCTTCTCGGCGCCACCGTAGGTGAACTCGCCATCGATCACGTTGAAACGGGTGAACACGTAGTCGATGTCCTGCGCGCGCGGCATGTCGGCCTGCATGAACAGTGAACCCTGGGCCCAGTAGACCATCCCCCGGTAGATTGCCGACAGATCGCGCAGTAGCGTCCAGGCTTCCGCCCGCCCCTGCAGGTTCATGTCGCACAGGAAACGTGGTTCCTGTCCACCAATGCCGTCGGGCACCAACTGGTCACAGTACTGGGCGATGCGGTACATCTCCCACTTGTCGACCATCCACGGCTTGATACGCTTGCCCAGGCCGAAGCGATCTTCCACGCACAGACCATAGGTGACGAACGCCGGGTTGTTGGTCCAAGCCTGCTTGAAGCTGCCGTCCCAAACCCCGGTGTAGGTCCGGGTCAATGGGTCGTAGTTCGCCGGCACCGGCCACTTCCGGGCCTTGCACTTCACCGTGACGGCCGGGATGTTCTGGAACTGCTGGGCGTCGAACTCGATGTAGAGCAACGCGGTGTTCGGGTAGCGCAGTTTGCGGTCGATGATTTCGGTGTAGCCCGCGACGGTCATCGTGTCAGCGATGGTGCCCGAGTTCTGGTTCGGGGTGATCCGGCGAACGCGGATCATCCAGCCGCTGGTGGCTTTCGGCAGGTCCACCCGCACGGAGCGCTGGTAACCGTTGGTGGTCTTACCGTCCACGGCTCCCAGCTGCACCTGCTGGTAGGATCCGCCGTCGGTGGCCACATCAATTGCATACTCGATGCGGTAGCCGTTGGTGTTGCCGCCTTCGTCCTGACTGGCCAGGCGCGGCCAACTGAAGCGCAGACGCACGGCTGACAGTTGGATATTGCTCAGCGCCCGGGACCACGGGTTATCGCTGCGCAGCTCGACATTGACGGTGGTCTCGTTCTCAATCGCCGGGATACCTGGGATGTAGGTCTGCTCGATGCTGCCAGGCCGCCAGTCCCACTTCACGCTCGGGAAGTTGATGTTGCCGCTGGAGTCCTGAATAGGCGTGTTGTCGAGGTAGATGTCCTGGGCAGTGGGCGTGCCTTCAAACTCCCCCTCACCTACGGCAATCAGGATCTTCGCCAAGTTCGTCGACTGCAGACTGTCCGGCGCTTCGGTCGGCTGCTTCGGCTTGCTGCCGCCGCCCTTGGCGCCGCAGATATCCAGTTGTTGTGCTGCGCCCATGCTTTCCTCCAGGCAATAAAAAGCCGCCCGAAGGCGGCCTGCTCTACTCGTTCACGCTATGCTTTGTCTTCGGCGTAGATGGATGCCGAGATGATTGCGCCGCCCCATCGGCGCTCACCGATGCAGATCGGAACCGGGTTGCCGCTGGCCGTGGTGTTTCGGGCGCTGCCGAAGGCGTAGGACGGCAGGTTTTCTGGAGCGCCGCTTTGTGAAAGGCCTTTGGCCTGGGGGCTGAGCATCTGGATTACCCCGCCAGCAACCATGCCAATACCTGCGCCAACCAAGGGAGCGCCAAATGGAGTGGCTGAGAGGAACACCCCGGCAACGATCATTATCGCTCCAACGATGGTCTGCAGGATCCCGCCACGCTTGCTACCAGCAACCACTGGGACGATCCTGAGCTCACGAGTACCTCCTCGCTCGAAGTCGCCAACCCCAACATTCCGGCGGTTCCTGAAGACCGCGAAACTCATCCCAAGTCGGTCAAGGCGCTGAATCTCTTCTTCAAAACCTGGAAGCGTAGCCTTGAGAGCCTTGAACACCTCCCATGACTTGCCGGTATCAAGTAGTCGTCGATGTATCCGGCCAAATTTTCTCGCGAGGGTTCCCGAGAGTTTGATTGTAGTGAACGGCTCATAATGTGCTGCTGTAGCGGCCATGCTTTCTCCAGGCGCAAAAAAGCCGCCCGGAGGCGGCTTGATCAGTTGTAATTGACGTAAGGGCCTATGTAGATGCCGCCCATGTCTCCGCTAATTCTGTAAATACTCTCTTTTCCGTTTTGCACGTTTCCGACGATCGTGCGCACCGCCATGCCGCCGCAAAGCCCGGAGTTCGCCAACCCTATACCAATGCTGGGCTGGCCCGGTGGTAGGTGGAAACTGGCTCGCTGGCCCGTACCCAGCTTGGCGGCTCTTTTGCCATCAATGAACACAACCACATCGCAACCAGAGCCTACCGCCCCTGAGTCCCGAAGAACGACAACGGTGCCGCTATCCCCTCGAGGCTTTACCTGAAACGCGTAAAGTTCATCTCGCGGGACCGGCGTTGCCTCGCGGACGGAGATCGCAGATGACGCACACCCCGCCAACAGCGCCACCGCCACCGCCCCAATCAGAATTCGCATGTGATCCCTCCTTGTTGATGGCAGGAATCTAACACTATCCATAGAATGTGCCCAAGCCGGCCAAGCACCGGGCTTTTCATAAGCCTCACTGCGGATAGCAACCAAGGAAGAACAATGCGAATACTGCGAAGTCACAAGATTCTCGATGGAGACAAAGCAAAGGAAGCCAAGGAACAGGTCACCTTTATCTACTGGAGCGATCGATGAACCACATCAAAGCCCGCATCGAGGCGCTCCGAAAGCTCGTCGACGAAATAAAAAATGCCGAAACCATCTTCGAGCGCGCCGCACTGTTCGCCGGCATACGCGGTCTCGCTGACAACCTCATAGATGACGAGAGTCTCAATGATTTTGCCAAGGAGAAGGCCGATAACATCCGTTACCACTCTGCCGCCGCCCTTGGGTTAGACTTCGCCGGCGACCACGATGCCGAAGCACATCTGGTATGGGTTTACGGAGATATGGACACCCTAGAGTCCGCTTACGACTGACCCCAAGCCCGGCCTGGCGCCGGGCTTTTTCATGGTATTTGATGTGGCTGGCTCGGCGGCGAAGCGGGCAGGCATTCGACAGACAGATTCCACCATGGGGATCATCACCACAGTTGGTATCGCCATATGCAAAAAGCCCAGCGCGGGGCTGGGCTTGAGCCAAATCAGTCCTTCTTGGGCGCCGGCGCTGGTGGAGGTGCTTTGGGCGGCTGCGGTGGCAGCACGCTTCTCGTCCGCTCAGGATTAACGTTCATTCCATCGTTAACGTGCTTACGCTCTATGATGAGATGCCTGGTGTTCTGATCATTCATTTCGCACTCTCCTGTGGTTCAAGAAATTCCACCCATTGGACATCACTGTTGGCGACCATGAGATAGGTCACACCATCCTGTGGCACTGCGCCGTCCTCAGTGATCCAGGTCGGGAACTCCATTACGAAGTGCCCACCTTCTGGCTCCGCTGGCCACGCCAAGGGATACCCCATCAGCCGGCGACCGTCTTTGAAATTCAACACCACCCCACGGTCGGGAAAACGCAAAAATGCATATCGCCACTCACCAACTGAGGCTCGCGATGTGAGACCGACTTTCCTCGCTAACTTGTACAAAACGTCATGCTGCGAGAGATACGCCAACGCGAGACCGAATCCGACCGCAAAAACCAAAGACCAGGCAGTTGCAACGTTGTCGGTCCACAACCCAACCGCAAACCAGCTTCCAATCCAAATCGCTAATACTGATATGCCATCCACAAGGAGCTTGATCAGGCCGGTACAAATAAGAGCCTGAATGACATGCTCGAACTGAGTTGGCTTCTTCGCGTCCGCGAGCCAGTAGAAGACAATCATCATCACGAAACCGGGCAGCAGCGCCTGCAGAATGGGCATCAGCTCCCCTGCAATCTCTCCCATACAAACCACCAAGCCCGAAAATGGATCCAGAGTAACCGGATCCTGGCCGGGTATCCAGTGTGGATGGAAAGCCAGTGGCGGGATTGGATCCACAAATAGTAGCGTTGTGCCTCCTACACCGGAGAGTTTCGACATGGCGCAAGTTGCTATAGACACCAAGAAATACCTTAGCCTGACAGACAAGCCTAGCGAGGATCACTGGCAGAAAGTTTACGGAATTGGCAGTAAAGTCCCTGCATCTGGGATCTATCGCTGCACAACGTGCGGCGATGAAATCACCTCAAACAAAGGCGACCAATTCCCTCCGCAAAATAAAACTCAGCATCCCTGCCAAGACGAAAAAATCTACTGGGAACTGATCGTTATGACTCAGACAAAAGGCTCTGGCCGCTAAACAATAAACTGTCCCAGTCCGTTGCCGGAAAGCCCATGGACTGGGGTATTGATGACCTAGGAGGTCAATGTGAGCGAAGATCCCAAGTTCTCCCCGTACGAGCGCCATGACGCAGCAATCCTTGGATTGGCGCATGTGGTCAAAATCCTTGCAGCCGCTGTCTATGTTGACAGCCCGCACAAGCATTTCATTGATGAGGAGCTGAAGGCCGCTATGGCCGATGAAAAACCTGCAGGTGTGCCGCCGTCAAAGCTGGAGCTATACAGATCCACTTTCAGCGGCGTGATCAAGGCGATCAACAGTGTGAAGTAGCACGCAGTTGGATAGCGCGTGAATCAGCGTCTTTTCGCCCTCGTCGATGAGCTCTTCACGACCGTCGTCGAGGCGCGGCGACGAGGCACGACCAGGTCCAATATCTTCCGATACTTCTGTTTGTCTACGACTCATATAATTCTCCAGTTACTAACTGAACTCGCGTCCCGATGACGCAACACAAGGCGTGTCCGGGCAAGCCAAGGCCCGCCGAACACGATGATTTCTGATGGCCTGCCGTACAAGTGGTGCAGCAGGAATGGGCCCTGGCCGAACACTTGGCCCTGCTCGTCCGGCAGTTGCGGGTCAGTACCCAGGTAAATCCCGGCATGGTTCGGGTGCACCGTTCGCCCCACCTCTATGATGATCATGTCGCCGCGCTGTGGCCGGTCGACCTGGTAAAAGCCCGCCGCCTCATAGGCCTGCTCGTACAAGCTGGGCCCGGCGGCCTGCTCCCACCAACCGTCCTCCCGGGCGTAGGCCGGGAACTCCAACCCCCACTCCCGCTGATACCAGTCCGCGCAGGCCTGCCAGCAGTCCCAGGCGCCATGCACGAATGGCCGGCCCAGCAGCGGCGTGCTGCCGCTTGGGGTGATGGTGCGCAGGTCGCCTTCAGGCCAGGACAGGATGTGCCAGGGCAGAGCCGTAGCCTCGCACATGGCCAGGTCGCGCGGCGACGGCCTGCTGGTGGCGTCCGGATGTGAGTGTACGATGCCGATCACCTGACCCTGGTCTTCAACTGCCGCGTATTCCTCAGGCGCGATCCGGAACTCTTCGCCCGGGTCGCTCGCGGTGTTGTTGCAGGGCACATAGACCTGCTTACGGCCTACGGCCAGGATCAGTCCGCAACACTCGCGCGGGTACTCAGCCGCGGCGTGCGCTTGCACGGCGGCTAGGATGTGTTTGCGCATGGTCAGCTCCGTGCAATGAGAGAAACGCCGGGGAATCCCACGAACGGAAGCTCGTTCTCGGCGCCCCAGCGCGCTTCGCAGCCAGTTCCAAGGCACCCACTGCACACATCCTTAGCCGGATCGTCGGTTGGGTTGCCCTCTTCATCGAAGTAGGGGCCGGTGTAGCCACAGACAGGCCCACGATAGCCGCCGGTCATTGCCTCATGGCACAACGTTGTCATCTGGCGCCCGATCGTCTCGCCGCCGACATCCCCCGGACTGGCCAGCTCCCACGCCACCATGGTGCCGTTCTCGCTGATCTTCTGGTCGATGTACCAGACCTCGATTGCCTCCTCAGTAGGGTCAGCCTCGGAGTTGCCACCGGAAAAATTCTCGGCGTCCAAGTACCGGCCCAGTGTTTGCCGGATGGTGAGCTTGAACTCAACGAGGTTTTCGAAGGCCAGGCAAAGCGCGGTAATGCGACCGTTGACGTTACCAACCGACAGCACAGGCCGTACCGCCGTGCCATCCGAGTTGGCTTCGATGCCTTCGATCTGCATCGGCCAGGCGCCATACTCGTTGCCCTGCCACCAGATTGGCTTAGCTGACAGCTGGTCAGCATCGACGCCAGCAGCCATCAACTCTTCAGGAGAGTGTGGGATCGCATGCCCATGAAAGCGGAGGATGTCAGCACCGAAGTCCGAGCCGTCCAATTCGAACAGCAGTACTTCACTGCCAGGCGCAAGCGTCTGGATATCGCTGATAAGTGACATAGTGATTCCCTACGGGTGGAATGACCGCTCGAATGTGGCTGTGATCTTGAAGAGCCCGCCGCCTATGGGGACGGGAGCGGGGTCATTGCAAGTGAATAAGCCCAACTGCCCCATAGGCGTGGTCCAAAGGAATGCCTTTGCACCGGCGTGGCGATCAAAGAACTCCATTACTTTCAAAGCTTTCTGCTTGCGCGCGGTGATCGTCACCGGGTAGGAGTCTTCCTTGTTGTTTGGTCCATCGCCGACGGTTTGCTTGTACCCTCCGCCGAATCGCGACTCCCTTACCCGGTATTTGATCTCGGGCTTCTCACCCCGCTCAGTCGCCCAGCTGAAAGTCTCGATAGCCATCAGCGCCTCCCGTTTGCATTTCGATAGCTGATGCCGCCAGGACGCCAGGACTCGGCCACAGCGCGCTCTGCAGCGGTCTTCATCTGCTTCTGCATGTTCTGCTGCAGCAGTTCTTGATCCAGCTCCATGCCTTCGCTGCTGCGGTCTGGAACAACGACGCTCACCGGTGCGTTGATCTGGATTGACGACCCGCCACCCGCTCCTGCTGCTGCGGCGGATACCGGCCCGGCTCCCAGTGGTGTGATCGTGCCGCCCTCAGCGCCCATCATCAGGTAGGTCTTCCCTCCCTGATTCAGCAGCTCTGGGCCCAGCTCGTTCACCTGGTAGAGCGAGTTCGCCGCTACCGGGCCGCCGGCGGCACGTTGACCAGAGACGAAGTTATCCATGATCTCCGGGCTGTAGCCGGCCTGGGTGGAACCCGCCGAGGTCGGCGCACTGCCGCCGCTGAACCAAGCGCCCAGCGCGCTGCCGGCAATGCTCGACAGCAACCCTGAGGCAGCCTGCCGGGTGGCAATCCGCGCCATGTCCGCCAGGATCGACTTGGTGAAGTCAGCAAACGAGAACTTGCCGGATATGGCGAAGTTCGCGACGGCGTCTTCCATCGAGCTGAAGGCATTGGTGAACAGGCTCTTGGTCTGCCCGGCGACATCTCGGGCCGACTCCAGGTAGTTCTGGAAGGCCGACGACGCGCCGGCGCTCCAACTGCCCTGGGCAGCGGTCATGTCGTTGTAGTTGGCGATCGCAGTTTCCTGCAGGTCGCGCTGAGTTTTATCGAGCGCCGCCAGCTTCTGGTTGTACTCGTCGAGGCTCATGCCGCGGGAGCCATCACCGTACTGGTTGGCCAGGTCCAGCTTCTGCTGGTTGATCCGGTCGGCGATACCGTTCTGCTGGTCCTGCAGGCCGCGTTGCCGGTCGCCCAAGCCGAGGCCTTCGGCAGATCGCTGCCCTTGCAAGCGCAGAGCCTTCACCTGCTGGTCTAGCGCGCTGGTGTAGGTTTGCACCGCCTGGGCCTGCTTGCGCAGCCGACCCTCCTCGTTCGTGGCCAGCACCGCCAGCTCCGAATCAGCGTCCTTCTGCGCCTTGACCATGTTGGCCCGAGCATCGGCGATCTTCTGGTCCAGCTGGATCTGCTGGGCGGCCGAGGTGCCGGCCTTGCCCTTGGCAGCTTCGAGCGCCGCGATCTCCGCCTGATAGGCGTTGGTCACCTCGTCCTTTTGCTGCTCGACGATGGCCGCGCGTTGGGCTGCGTACGACTCCTGGGAGATGATGCCGGCCTTCTGGGCTGCATCCAGCTCCTTCTGGTTGTTTTTGTACTCAGCCAGGATGGAGTTGAGAGCGTTCTTCTGTGTATTGAAGCCAGAGAGGTCCACGGCACCGGTGCGCCCTGCTGGATCCTTGTACTGCTCGGCGATGTTACTGCGGACCCTTGCGACAGCCTCAGGATTGAGTCGCGCGTCGGATGGATCCTTCTTCCTGATGATATCCAGCGACCGCTCGTACTCCTTGAGCGCCTCGCTACGTTTCTTGGAGTTTGTCCAGGCGGACTTCTCCAAGGCGTCGACCTTGGCCATGGCCTTGATGGTCTTCTCGTTGGCGTCCGCCTCCTGGCGGTCGAATGCAGCGATTTCCTCCTGGGCTGCTTTCTTGTCCTTCAAGAACTGGAGCTGGTCGGTATAGAAGGTGACCATTTCCTTTTGATTCTGGAAGGCACCCACGTCGCCGCGCTCGGCACCGGCCAAGTTGAGCTCGGCCTGGCGAATATCGTCGTCGATGCTCTCTCGACCAATGTTTTTCAACTGATCGGCAGCCTTGGCGACCGCGTTGTAACCGCGTTCCCACCAGCTCAGATTCTCGATGATCTTCGGGGTGCGCTCGTTGATGGCGTCTGCGAAGGCTTCGGTGGCGAGCTTGACGGCGTCCGCGTGCCTCCCTTGCTGCTCAAGAGCGGCAATCTGCGAGTAGACCGAGCTCGTCAAGTAGTTGTACTGCGTGTTCAGCGCGACCGAGGCTTTCACTGGGTCGTCCGCCAGCTTGACGAACTCGGCAATGGTCTCGGAAACCGCCCGGCCTGCGGCCTCCTCCATCGATACGGCTGCTTGCGCCACATCCATGAAGCTGTCGCCGGCGATCTTGCCGCTGCCGGCCAGGCTCGCCAGAACCGAAGCGGCTGCCCCGGTCGTGCCAACAGTCGCACTCACCTGCTTGGCCATGCTGCCCAGCTGATCTGAAGTCAGCCCGGCGGAATTAGCCGTCAGGATCAGCGCATTGCCGTAGGCGTCTGCCTCTTCAGAGCCTTTGTAGAAGGCGTACCCCAGCGTCACTGCGGCAGCAGCCGAGACGGTAAATGGATTGATCAGGCCCAGGATGTAGCCGCCCAAGGCACGCGCTGCTGGGCCAAGCCCGCCAAACATATCCTTGAGCTGACCGCCCTGCTGTAGGGCAACCATCATGATCGGCTGGCCAGCGACGATCGACGTGAAGATATCAGTGAACTGAGCGGGAACGCCGCGCAACGCCGCAGCGGTAGCCTTCGCGGTCATGCCAGTGCTGCTCAGTGCGGCATCTGCATTACCCAGGGCCGCCCTTGCCTGGTCAACCTTCTTCTTGTACTCGGCGAAGGTTTCAGGATCGAGAGCGCCGCTGGCTTTGAAGCCCTGCAGCTTCTGCTCCATCTGATCCAGACGGCTCATGGCTGCGACCGTAGGGTCGATTTTACCGAGCAGGTCGTCGAGAGCCTGGCCCTGATCGCGCTGGGCGGCGGCTGCGGTCTTGGCGGATCCGGCCAGGCGCTCTTCTGTTGCCAGCAAAGCTTGAGCGCGGGTATTGATGGCGGCCTGCCGGCTGGCGTTGTCCGAAAGGACGGCATTCGCCTGACTGGTAACTTCGGCGGTTTGAGCGGTTGCACGGTTCAGCGATTGAACGTACTCACTCGCCTCCAGCGATGCCCTGGCCATGGTCGCCAGCCGAGCCTGCTGCTCATCAGCAGTTTCAGCAGCACGGCGGCTTGCCTGGGTGCCTGCGTCAGTAGCAGTCGTCAGCGCGGCCTGGGCTTGCCCGGCCTGCTCAGCCCCGGCTTTGAATGCAGTCATGCCCGCCGCGGCGGTAGTCACGGCACGGCCGACCGTGATCATCTGCTGTGCTAGCTCAGCCTGCTTGGCGTTGAGAGCTTGCAGCTCCTGAACAATCTGCCGGGTATCACCGTGCATCCCGCTCAGCGCTGATTCCCAGGCGCGCCCGGTCTTGCCCGCCGATTCCTCGCTACGCTTGCCTGCGTCTGCCAGCTTGTCGAGGTCGTTTGCAGCCTCGACAGCATCGCCGGAGTCGATCCGCAGGCCAAGGGAGGCAATCGTTGTCATGATCTGCTCCAGGCAGGTAACAAAAAGCCCGCACTAGGCGGGCTTAGGTATGGTTTGAGAACTGCATGAGTTAAGAGGGCTGAAATCTGGTACCGCAGGAATGGCACATCCAAGTACGGCGCCACTCTTCCAACTTGTCATACTGAGCGACGTTGAACTTCCAGTGACGCACAAACCCGACCACACCAATGGCGATGAATGTCACGCCAATGAAGAACCTGCTCCAATCGACGCCCCAATACGAGTTCATCAGCTTGAGGCCGTCGTACAGGATAATAGCGCCAACCCCTGTGAGGATTACGGGTCCCAGCAAGCGCTTACCTGGGGGTGGACCGACGCTAGCGGCCAAATCGGTCTGATGCCGGCCGGTGGTCTCGACAGTTACGCGCGGTCCGATTCCGGATTGCGCTTGGTGAGTTGTATGAATGCGGGAAGTCCCAGCGGCATGGATGACGGACAAGAGCTGTACCTGCTGACCCTGGCATTGCGGGCAGCAGATGGCGTTGTTGCTCACCACGATTTCATTCCTTTGAGAGGCGGGAAACATGCATTCTAAGATAAGGAGAATCAATTCTGCACCTATGTATGCCCAGAAATGCTCCTTGGGAACTTACCAAGCCGTGATTGGCGCCGTCAGCTTTTACTTCGCCCAACTGCTCACGTAACAACCTCCTGCCATCTCGCCGCATCATCCGCTGCCCTACGCCACTGACTCAGCCATGACGGCCAGAGCCTCGGCCTCCATTACACGGAGATCGGGAAAAATGTCTGGAAGGTCGCAGCGCTTGATGCCGAGCATCGAGGCGGTGGTCGGGATGATTGAGTAATCCAGGCCCGAAGCACCGCCCATGCCCGTCCGCCATTGGGTGGACATTGCCTCGAACAAGCGAAAGGCTGGCCAAGCTTCCGGCCAGACCTCTATCTCTTCCTCATCGATGTCGTCTGGCGTAAGCCCCAAGGCCGCTAGCTGCTCGGCGGATTGGGCGCGCTCATAGCAGGCGCGGGCCGCCGCCCTCAGTTTCCCAAGCGTGCCGGGCTGTAGGCGTTCTGGAAGGCGTCGATGACAGCTTTTGGCGCACCAGTGCAGGTTTGTACCAGGTCGAGGATGGCGTCGTCGCTGAACTTGTCGTCGAGATCCCAGCCAACCACGATGTCCTTCAGCTGCTCAGCCTGAAGCTCGATCTCGGCGGTGGTGGCGTCCTTCCAGCTGACACCCTCTTCCTTCGCCTTCTCCGCCCAGGCGTCTCGCGCCTTGTTCCAGCGATCGAACATCTCGGACAGCGCGATACGGTCCAAGTAGCGAAACTCGAACCCAACCTCCACCGGATCGGAGCCCACTCGTGGAAGCTGCACAGCTGCGCCGAACGTTGGGTTCTGCGCGATTTTGATCTTTGCCATGGGAACTCCTTACGCGCCAGCCAGGTAACGAAGCGAACGAGCAGACAGACCGACGCTGATGGTTCGGGTCATGACGTTGTTCCGCTCCATGGTCGGATCAGGGGTGATGCTGACGTAGCCTGGGTACAGGATCTGGTCACCGTTGCGTAGCTTCATACGGATCACCGCGAGTTCTTTGGAGGTGTCGTAACCCTCAACAGCCTGCACGTAAGGCGCAGTAGGTTGGTCCTCCACCACGATCGACAAGGTGGTCGGGTTGCGGTTGGTAGGGAACTGCTTGTCGTCGTCATCTTCCAGATAGCCAACGGTCGCATACTGCTGCTCACCACCGGCCGAGTTGAACGACGTGACCTTCGAGATCTGAACCCAGTCGGAAACCGGATACACGGAACCCACGCCCGCGCCTGCGGTGAATTTTTCTGCGTCGCTGGTATCGAGACCAGCCAGGGAGAATGCGTCATCGGCAACGTTGGATGCCTTGACGGCGCGATCGCTGATGAGTGCCCAACCGGAGTTGACCAGCAAAACGTCACCGTTCTGGATAGTGTGACCGGCAGCTGTCGCCACCGGAGGCTTTGCATTGGTCAGTGCAGTGAAAGGGATTGCAGCGCCAATGACTCTGGCGATCTCGAGCGTAGCTCCGTTCGGCAGCGGGAAGCGTGCGGCCATGGTGTCTTTCCTCATTGATGCCCGCCGGGCGGCGGTTGGTTATGCCCCAGCGGGCGGTTGGTCTGCGACACCCTGGTAGGTGAAGCTGGCCGGGACCGTGTAGGTCACCGGCTCGGTGATGGTGGGCCCCTGCTCCAGCGGCTCGACGATCAAGCCTTCGAAGCCGCTGCGGCTGAGTTCGGTGTCGGCGCGGAACAGATTGCTCAGCTCGTCGACCAGGGCGTCAGCAGTAGCGAGGGCCTGGCCCGCCGGGCACACGATGCTGATCTGGTAGATACCCCGGTACTCCAAGGCCTCAGCAGCTAAGTAGCGGGTCGTGGTGCTGGCCGGCAGTAGGAAGGCCCGGAGGTAGGTCTCGCCCGGAGCGGCCTCGAAGTCCTCCTCCATGTGTGCGACACGGATCGGGCGCGCAGCCGCCCAGGCGGCCAGCTTGATCTCAATGGCCTGGCGTGCGCGTGCGTGGCTCATACCTGGTTGTTCCTGATGGCCTCCAGCACGATCTGCTGAAAGCGAGCGACGGTGATCCTGACCATTCCGCCCGGGGCCTGGTCGGAGTGACCGAACTCCAGCGGTATGGCATAGGGCAGATTGTTGACGATGAAGGCTGATTCGCCGGCGCGGAAAGCGATGGAGTCACCAATCAAGCGCGCTGTGGCTGCGGATCCTGAAGGGTCCGCCTCGTCAAGCGTGCCGCTGGCCGGCGTGTCGACGCTGAACTGCCAGTTGCCCCGGAATCGCCCGGTATCGACCGGCGACATCCGGATCAGCGAACCGCCCAGCTCGATGACGATCTCACGCAAGCTCGCGTCGATAGCCTCGGTGGCCTGCTGGGCAAACTCGGCGAGGCTAAGAGCGAAACTGCCGGACTGTCCGCCGTACCGCTCTTTCATGTGCGATCCGCGCGCCATGGTCACTTCCTCAGCTGAATGGTCCAGGTAGCCTTGGTGGCGTCCTGGCCGACGTTGACCACGCGGTAGCCGCTGATGCGGTCGTTGATGGCCGGTACCGCGGCGATAGCTGTGACCACCCCGCCCTCTTGCATGAACAGTTCGTTCTGGAGGGCCTTGAGGCGAACGTCCGAAGCCAGAATGCGCGCTCCGTCGATCTCCCTGGCCTTGTACTGCCCAAACACGCCGCGCCCGGTGTAGAAGACAGTTGTCCCTGGGGCGCCACCAATTGCGGGGTCGTAGTCACCCTTCACCGCCCTGCTGCCTTCTACCGCACTAACAGCATCAGCCAGGTCAGTGTTAAAGGCCTCTGCCATGTCGGCCTGCAGCTCGTCTCGAAGCCCCATATCAGCCCCTCACTATCTTGGCCTGGCCGGTACCCAGGTATTGGCTCAGCAGCGCCAAGGCGAATGACTCACCGGCGCTGATCTTTCGGGCGGACGCCGAGTAGGTTTTGCTGCTGGAAACTCCGTCGGCATCCACCGACTTGCTCAGCACCCCGGTTTCCTTGGCCGCAAATATGTTGCCAGCGGCAGCCTCCCGGGCAATCTCTGCGCCAGCCTGGACCACATCGTCAGGCACTGGGTCGAACGCAGGCAGCCCCAGGTTGGTCAGCCAGGTGTTGGCCATCAGCACCGCGCGCGGCTTCTTTTCATCGGGCGCCCAGTCGGCTCCCAGCAGGGCATCCACCTGTTCGATGCTGACGTAGGCAGTCATCACACGGCCTCGCCCAGCAGCTTCTGCAGATCTTCCAGACTGGCGTCAAGCTCGAACTGGATACCCTTCTCAGTCAGACTGGCCTTGAGCCCCTCGACCTTGATGGCGTCGTCGAGCAGCTTCTGCAGGGCAGCAGCTCCGGCACGCCCGTCGTACTTGATGCCCTTCTCGTCCAAGGCCTTTTTCAAGGCATCGAGAGATGGTTTATCGCTGGGCTTGGCGACCTTGATCGGCTCAGGATTCTCGTAGTCGGCCGGCGCAAAGCTCACATCAATGATCTTGTAGCCCTTCCGACGCAGGTCGGCTTTGCGCTCGGCTGTCACCGGATGGCGCTCGTAAATGATCTTTTCGGACATGTCAGTCTCCGAGGTAGGCGGCCCCGAAAGGCCGCATCATTTTGATTGATCAGGCCTGGCCGATAGCCATGACGCCAGCAGTGTGCTTGATGCTGGTCGCGACCTTGTCCCAGTTCGCGCCGGTGGCGAGAGCCGCGTCATCAGGCGAGGCACCGCCGTTGGCAACGTCCCAGGCATAACCGCGGAGACCGACGCCGAAGCTGTAGTCGATCTGCAGGGTGGTCTCAATACGCTCCTTGCCGTTACTGGTCTCGATGTTCGAGATCAGGTCGCGGGCATCGTGGACAGTGGCTGCCCCCTGGGCCAGGGATAGCACTCGACGCTTGGCCGGCGCGGCCGGATCGGCCACAGCAGCGCTGTAGAGTGCAGGAGCATCGGTCACCACAACCAAGCGACCCAGGATGTCGACAACGCGGACGGCATCAGACTTGAACAGCTGCTCGGCGTTGGTAAGGTTCTGGCCCACGAAGGCATGGAACTGGGCGCCATCCATCACTTGGGCGATCAGTTGGCTGGAGTGATCGCCGAACAGCGCATGGCTGTCGTTCACTGCGATGTAGTCCACCTTCTTGGTGCCCGACACGTCGACGACCGCGGCAGCGCCCTGGTTGCCGATGCCTGCCACCAACGCGGCGATGGCAGTGTTCAGCTGGTCCTGCAGCAGGGATTCGGCGAAGTAGCGGGACGCCACTTCTACGCCCTCGGCAGTTGGTTTGCGTAGCCAGGTCATCTGGGATGGCTCATAACGCACCGGGCCGAAGCCGCCCGCGACCTTGACGGTGTTGTGCTTGAGCTGGGTCAGGTCGACCGCGTTCACGTTGCCGTTGTTGCCGTAACGGTTCACGCGACGACGCGCGCCCGCCAGGCCAGCGTAGAAGCTGGTCTGCAGGAAGTCGCCGTCAAAGCCGTCGGTGGTCAGTAGAATCGCGCCACCGGATGCGGCGTTGAACCGCTCGACCATTTGCGCCAGCGTCTCGATGGTCGCAGGCATGAAGTAGGTGTTGAAAACTTCCATATCGGAAAGCGCCATGTTGGAGCTCCTATAGCTGTTGCCCGGATGGGCTCAATGAATGGTTGTCGGGCATCCGCCCTGGTGCGCCGTACCCCATCCGGGATGACAGCTAGGGTCTGATCAGGGCTGGGCTAGATCAGGGAATTGGGATTTGATTGCTTGCAGGCGGTCTTCTTTGTTGCCGCCAAAGTTGCCCTTACCTGCAGGTGGCTTGCCGCCAGTGTGGCTGCCGTTAGGTGCGCCGCCGCCATTTGCACCGGAGCTTTTGAGTATCTGGTCTTTGTAGGGATATTGATCGACAAGGGCTTCGAGCGCTTCGTCGAAGTCCGCCACCTCGCCTGGGCGGGCGCGACTGAAAATCTTGTTGCCGGCCTGGTCGTAGGCGACCACCTTGCCCTCTTCGATCTTGAACGCCTGACCGAAGCGGGCCTGAACCAGGTCACCTGGAATCGCGAACTTCTCCGAGATCAGTTTCGACCGACTGAAGCTGCCTCCGATGAGTTCGCCATGCAGTTGGCCTTGCAGTTTTTCCAAGTCGCCTTGCAACGTCTTCTCGCGCTCTGCGGCCGCTTTGGCAGCTGCTGCAACTTGCTCTTCAGCAGCGCGCTTGGCGGCAGACTTGATCTCTTCGACCTTGCCGGCAGTGACCAGATCACCCTCCTTGAGGTTCTTGACGGTCTCCAGCGCTTTGATCGCGGCCTCGGCATCCTCGATACCTTCGAACAGCTTGGCGCGGGCCTCAGCTGCCTCTTTGGCCTCGCGATGCCCCTGGGCCTCACGGTTCAATGCCGAGATTTTGATAACGGCAGCAGCAGCGTCGAATGGAGCCTCTTTGCCGTCATCGTGAACATAGACCGGCTGGCCGTTCTGTAGGACCACATTGCCGTTGTCGTCAAGTTTGAGCTTCATGGATCGTTCTCCGGGCATCCGCCCATTGGCAGGCCTTCCGGCCCAATTGCGCCCCGTCCATCCGAACCGCAGGCAAAAAAAAGCCCCAGCGAATGCCGGGGCCTTGTGTAAAACATGATTCAGCTGGATTTTTCTTGCTCAGCTAGGAGGCTTTCCCGTCCGTAGGCAAACATTACAAGCGCTTGGTACATAGCGGTGTTGTTACCCTCCTCACTCCAATAGGTGTAACCCACGTACTGGTACTTGCCAATGTCTATAACTGCCTCGAAATCGTCGACATGTGGGTTCAGAGCGTCACCCTGAAGGATGATGTCTCTTCCCTGTAGTGCCTTGACATCGCCCTTTATGTAACGTCGCAAGAAGTCAGCGTTCTCTTGATGGCTCATCGTGTGTCCTTGCACCGGTTATGATCAAGCCAATACATCAGGATTTCTGGGCAGCCGCAAGTTTCAACCTGTCATGAAGTTCGTCGAGGATTAGGAACTTGCCCTTGTCGTTGTAGAAATCATCCAGTTTCAGCTTGCCCTGACGCATCAGCCGAGCCCGCTCAGGACCGAGGATCTCGTCCTGCCGCGCTGCCGACTGCTGTGCGAGCCACGCGGCGTAAGTCGTGGACTGCGGCACCTGGCCGTCCATACTGGCCCGCGTGGCGCTGTCGCTGAATCCAAGCCTTGATGCACTCTTCAGGATCGGCAGCTTTGTCGACCGGCAGCAGAAGTGAATCCGTCCAGGCCCGGCCAGCCATGGGATCTTGTGCCCGATCGGCTTGTAGGTTCCCAAGCTGTACGGCAGACGGTCCCTGATGCGGCAATCGGTCGATGTGCGCGTGTCCAGCGTGCTGAGCCATTCAACATGGCTGATGATGTCGCTGTTGGCCTCGTAGGCGGCGTCACTGGCCGTTTCAGCAGTGTGCGATATGGCGGACCTGACGACCGCCTCAACCTCGCGCCTGGACTTCTGCAGGATGCCATCGGCGTAGTTCTGTGCCCGGGTACCCATGACGGTGCGGACGATATCGGCAGTCGTGCGCCCCTCAACCACGCCAGCGCGGACGGCATCGCGAACGGCAGCGGCGCGGGTCGCCTCAATGCCGGCCATCCACTCCCTGAGCAGACGCCCTTGGAATGGCCTGGCCTGAGCTATTGCTTTGACCCGGCTGAACACTGGCGCAACGACGGGGAAAGCCTCCTGCACCACCGCAGGCAGAACTGCTCGCAGCGCGCCCTGCTGGAAGGCGAGTTCGTAGCTGATCAGGCTGTCGCTGGCCTGGTCCAGCGCCTGGTGGATCTCGACGAACGTGGCCTGGTTAAGGCGAAGTACTTCAGCCAGCGCCCTATCCACTGCCGGCGCAGATAGATCGGTACCGAGATTGTCGATCGCCTCAATCAGCGCAGCCCGCAGCTCGGCGTCCTTGCTGTTCAGGATCTTGATGATCGCTCTGACCTGGCCATTGCTCAGCCTGGAAAGGTCAACCTCATGCCCGATCAGCTCATCCAGCAACCTCTCGTTGGCCGTCTTCATCACAGCGCACCGAGCGCGGGACCTTGGCCCTCGATTTTCTCGAGCTCTTCGGGCCAGTTGTATTCGTCACTGATCACGCCGCGGCGCTGCATCTCGGTGAACAGCGTTTCCTTGGAGATCATGCCAGCGTTAGCCATGGCCACCAGGGTCGGAAGCGACACCTCCGGCATGTAGTCCACGTCGAAGTTGCCGCGCATCTCGACCGCACCACCCTCACCGAGGCCGCGATACTCGGCCATGTACTGCAGCAGCTGCGCCAGGCAGTCGCCGAAGTGGTTCGCCATGCGCGCCAGCGGGGAAAGCTCTTGCGCAGCCTCCTCTTCGGCTTGGGTGGCAGTCTTGGTCGCAGCCTTTTCAGGAGTCAGCAGCTTGGCCCCGGCCATGCGCATCTCGCCTATCAGGTCCTGCAGCGCTGTCCGGCCAGCTTCTACAGCCTGCCCAGTGTGCTCGACGTACTTTAGGTCGCCGGTGGATGGCAGATCGGTTAGAGAACCGGTGCCGACCTTGAACTCTGGCGGCACCGGCTGGCCCTGGTCGTTGAACATCGGCTGCACGCCGATCCGTACCAGAATCGGCACGCGGATTACATGCAGGATGTTGTCCTGGTCGCTCTGGCTCTGCCAGTGCTTGACGTTGAGGTGAGCCAGTTCCAGCAGGGGCGGCTTGGCAGTCATGAAGCCAGTTCGCCCGGTGTAGAACGTCACCCAAGGGATTCTGGTCAGGCTGTTGGTGCCCTCGTCATGCAGCGCCCATGCACCGCCCTTCTCGGCACGGCGGTAGGTCCGCCACTTGCCTGGCTCCAACACGCGGACCTGCTCGACGCACTTGGCGCCGAAGTCGCCGTCTTCCTCCTCGACCACTTCGATATAGCGGATCATGGTGAGCACCCCGCCCGTGGAGCGCCAGCCCAGAACCTGTTCAGGCTTCACAAGGACGACGTAGGGTCGCACACCGGCAGCCTGCTCATCTGCTTGGGTGCGAACACCCTCAGCAGGCGGGTGATCAACGAACGCATGGCACACACCATGGCTCAGGCCTTCGCGGAAGAACTCCACCGACCAGGAGTTGAGGTCGTTACCGGCCATGTCGATGTCCTTGGCCATCACCTGGATAGCTTCAGGCACATCGTCACCGACCTGCAGCGGCTCGGCGAACACCCGGGAGGTCATATTGCCAACCGTCTCGGAATAGGCCGGCAGCAGTGTCGAGAGGCGCAGACGCTCCTTGTAGGAATCGCCATCCTCGGCCGGATACTGCGGCAACAGGGTCTTGCCCGCCGATCGCATGGCCATCGTTCCGCCCATGAGCGGCGTGATAACGGCCCAGTAGGCGCGCATGGCGTCGACCGCGGGCAGCGTGATGCTTGGGTTATCGCTCATGGTCACATTCTCAGGGATTGGGTCGTCGTCATCGGTTTGGAAATCGGGAACAGGAACGCTAGTGGATAGCCGCCTGCGTCGTTCAGGTGGTCCACGCCGCTGGATTTGTCCGGCATACCGTTCTTGTCGTATGCCTGCTGTTCCAGGCCGTCGGTGAGGTGCGGGCACCTGTTCGTGTTGATCTTCAGTCGTCGTTCGCCTTGCCCATTGAGGATCAGGGAATTCACGGCGTTCACTCGGTCGGCGATGGCGGGGTTCGTGCTGTTCACGCGAATGGAGAAGCCCGCCTGCTGCAGGATGCTCAAATCCGACTCGCTGGCGTTCTTGCTGCTGGAGTTGGCGCCCGAGGCATCCGGGAATATCTGGATCGGGTGGCCCTTGCTCGCGTACTGGCGCTTGAGCAGGTCGGCCATGTACGGCGTGTCACGCCCATCGGTGACTTCGGCCACGGCAATCGGCCAGCCGCCCCGGAGCACATACACCACGGCGCTCATCTTCAGCCGGTTAAAGTCCATGCCGATCAACAGCGGCTCCCGCTCCCGCTCAACCTCGTTGCTGTGATTCAGCCTACGGTCGAAGTCGGGATAGACGGCGCCGGAAGTGAGGTTGACGAACTGGCCACGCAAATAAGCCCTGATCAGCTGCGGCGGATAGGAGTCCTCCAGGGACGAGATATAGTCGTCCGGCAGGTTCGCCTCATTGTCATAGGTGCTGGCCTGGACCAGGCCGTACAGCGTCTTCAGCTCTGGCTTTTCGCTGATCTGCTTCACGAACTGCTGGTAGGTGAACTTGAACCCTTCAGGTGTCGTGGCAACATCTACGCCGTTCTTCAGCCCATGCACCTTGTAACGCATCCGCGCGATGATCTTCCGCCAGGCCTGCTCAGCCTTGAGCTTGGCCATTACATCCAGCTCGTCGACCAGGGCGTGGCCGATCTTGAAGCCGACGATGGTCGCGGGCTTCTCCATCGACCGGCAGATCACGGTGCTGCGGTACTGACCGCCGCTGTAGAAGTCGACCTCTTTGTCCGACTCCTTGATCTTGATGCGCAGCCCCCAGTCGAAGGCTACCTCTTCGATCGTTGGGAAGAAGATGTCCCGGATCTGCGGGTACGTTGGCGCAAAGTAGCCGGCGTTGATCCGGGGCCATTCCCAAACGTGCTGGCAGAGCCCAGAGCAACCTACCCAAGTCTTCCCTGAGCCGAACCCTGCAACGAAGCCGCGGAACTTGTGAGGCATGGCAAGAAACTGCGCCTGGGGCACATTAAGCGTCGGCATCCCGCTTCCTCGCGTCGACCACCTCTACTCGTACAGAGGTTGGTGATACTGAATTCAATGAGTCGTCGACCTTGGCGGCCCGGTTCACGTACACGTCTCCGACCTCCTTGGCGGCCTGCTCAAGGATTTGAAGGGTCAGGCCGTAGTTGCGCATCCCTTCAACCTTTTCGACCAGCCTGCTCAGTGTGCGGAGGCGGTAGGCGCGGTTAGCGATCGGGATGTCAGCGGTCTCCTCGCGGAAACGCTTCCGGGTGTCTTCGAACAGGGTAACCCAGCGCTTGGCCAGGTTGCGCCCCTGCCGCTTTGTGGGGTCATGGCTTTCCGCCGTCTGGCGGCTGATCTCAATACCAAATTCTTTGTTGACGGCCTCTGCCACCTGAGACGGTGTATCGAAGCAGGCCAACGCCTGAACGATGAAGGCCTTCACCTCGTTGCTCAGGGCTGCCATAGATTGTTTTCCGTCAAGCGCCTGTCAAACATCAAGCCGACTTAAGCAGGCAGGTTCCACAGGCCCTCGCAATGTTGATCTTGGCCACCTCAGGCGGCCGGCTTGCAGCGTCAATCAGCTGCTGTACGTCTTCCCCTGCCCCATAGCGACGAACCACACCGACGAACTCTTCAACGTCGTGTCCACGCATCTGTAGCTTGGGGAGACCTTCTTGGGTGAACTTGGGCGCGCCGTACTGATCGGTAGCCTGGGCGATGTGGTAGAGCTCGTGGTCGACCAGGGCGCAGAACTCGGCATCGGTGCATTGGGCGCAGTAGTCAGCGGCCAGGGTGATCAGGTAGTTCGGCACTTCGCCAAACCAGTCCCGCATCTGCTGCTCTTGGCGAGCCTTCTGCCAGCCGCCAGCGCGGAACATGACCTGCTCCGCCTGACCCAGCACCACCCTTCCCTGCTTGCCGAATCCAGAGGATGCCCAGAGCACGCCGATGTTAGCGTCGATCAGGTGGGCGTGGTCTTCGTTGTGGATGCTACCGGTGGTGGAGAGGATCTCGGCCTCAAGCCAACTCCATACCTCAGGGGCTGGAGCCAGTCGAATACCAAAGCCGGATAGTTCGGACAACTCAGTCAGTGACAATGGAGGGAACGGCCTATCCATGGGTCACCTTGTTCTCGAAATGGTGGTGTATTGCAGGTACGGCAGGAGTTGATTCGATGCTGGAGGCAGTGCTTCGCCTGAAGTCTGAAGCTCAGCGCAGGCTAGGCATGATCATTGATTAATGCGACCTACCACGCGGCGCTCTCATTCAAGTGCTCGCATGACAGACCGACTTTTCTAGCTTTGAGTATCATGCACAGTGACCCTCACTCCCGTGGCCACAATCTCGAACTCAGTCTCAGAAATCTTTTTCACGTCACCGCCGAATTGCATTTCGAAATGCTTCAGGCCTTCATGTCGAACCATTCCGTGTGATGAGCGCTCAACCGTCTCGTCCTGATAAATATTAATCACGTACTCCACGTTATCTGTGCCCACACCCATGATCTTTCCAACATATTTATCTGCCATGTCCGTACTCCTTGCGTGAAGCCTCAAAGTAGCTGGTGCAGACATATCATTCCACTACCTTGAACGGTTTAGATCACCATGATGCTGGTCTGTGCATATGCATGCCCGTGCAGGAGGCTCACGATTAGTCCTTGGGGAAGGCCAGCAGCCTTCGCAGCATCGATCGCTTTGGCAATGGTGCTATCCAGGTCCACGACAACCTCTTTGATAGCATTGCTCAGCGGCAGAGCGTGGTGAATACGCGTGACGTTAGTCATGGGCTCTCCTCACTCTCAGATTGCATACCTTCTGTCGGCTCACTCTGAGCTTCCTGGCAGCCATCCAAATGAGTGGCTAATAGTTAAATCTCTGCCTGGGGAGGCACAAAAAATGCAACCAAGATTCGTTATCGTTCCAGCTGTTCCAATAGCAACGGAGTCGTTTCATTCGGGTGGGCGTTACTACGCCACTACTCTGTCGGGCGGCTTTGATATTTACGATAACCAGGAAAAAATGCGACTCAAACTAAGTTACACGAGCAAAGGCCTGGCGGGTGCAGCATGTGCGAAGATGAACTTGGAGTCGGGCTGCCCCACTGAGCTAATCCCCCGATTGAGGAATGAGTGACCCGCCACGAAACGGCGCACCTTGAATTTGTGGCGCGGATTACGGCTCGGGATTACGCCCCGGCAGCTTGAACCCAGTGAAGCGGTCTGCGTAGGCGCGGATCTTGTCCACGCCTAACAGGCCAATCATCCCGCCGACAATTCCGGCGGCAGACTGGGGTATGCCCAGCAGCTCAAGCCCGGAAAGCATCGCCAGGGTGATGCAGCCACACAGCAGGCTTTCGAGGAAGGCCGCCTTTTTGGTGCCGCCGCCATAAATAATTCGCAGTGCCGAGATCGACACGGCCAGGCCGGCCGCATAGAGCGCGGGTGCATGCTGGCTGAGCCAGGCAAATACGATAAGCCAGGTGTCTGGTTTGTCTGGCATATGGTTCATTCCGGTTCCTCCCTTTCGGGGAGCGAGTTTGATTCGGCCCCAGCAGCACTCCCAGCTCGGAGCGATGGGTGTGGCGGAGCCGAAAACGAAAAAGCCCCGACAAATTCCGAGGCTCAATAGAGGAAGACGACTACATGCTATCGTTCAATTTCCACACCAAACGAACCATGGAGCATCAGGGATGAAGGTAAACGTTAAGTGTAAGAGTTGCGGCAGTGACAAGTTCCAGATTCCGCCCAGGCCAAACAACAACTCGAAGGTTACATGCGGCAAGTGCGGCGCCGTCGAGACCTACGGAAACATCATGAAGGCTGTTGGTGACAAGGTCACCGAAGACCTGAAGCGGGAATTCGGGAAGCTGTTCAAGTGACCACATGGCATCATTCAGTGGGCGTAGCAGGGCTTAACCGCCCTCTACGCTCACGTCGAGATCGAGCTTTTCCATAAGATCTCCTGAAACGGAAAAGTCCAGGCCTATACCTGGGCCTCGGGGTGATTTGCGTGTCTTCCCACGCCGCCCGCCAAAGACCATCACGACGCTGGCACCCTACTGTACCAGTCTCGCCGATCCAGCCTCGCACCACCCATGAAGCGTACGGAGCATGGGCGCGCGGGCTGCCGGTGTTATTCCGTAGCACTGTACTACCGGCTTATCAGTGTCCAGGCCTCCCGAAGGCTACCCTGGCTGCAGGTAAGATAGAGGGCACAAAAAAGCCCGCACTGAGCAGGCCTTCAGAATATTTAGAAGAATCAGGCGCCCGATTCAGGGTCGCTCGCGGGTACGCCGCGTGGTTCTTTAGCGTCATCGCCCTGATCGTTCATCTGCGGATCGACGCCTGGGGTACCACCACTCCCTGATTCCGGATGCTCGCTTGATACCGAGTTGTTGGCTTCCACGTCAGAAAGCTCTTCCTCGACAGGTGCTTCATCATCCGGAGGTAGAGGGACCTCAGATTCTTCACGTCGAGGGTCATGACCGGTTTCGTTATCCGTCGCACGGGTCACGACCTGCTGCGATCTGTTACCAGGTGCATTCTCGTCAATTTCCATGCTAGCTCTCCGCTCTCATGCGCGGGACACCCACGCTTAAAACTGAGAGGCGATAAAGCAGTGGGAAGTGCCGGGTATTGGACGAACGGACGCCAACAAAAAACCCGGCGCAAATGCCGGGTTCTTCACATCAACGCCTGTCATCCGATAATGGCGTTTGTTCATCCGCCTCAGGCGTTACTCTTTCAGCAGGGTCGTCCCAATCTACTGGACGCTCCTTATCAGGGGTTTTCAACGGATCGTATTTGTTTGGATCATTAGGATCCAGCCTCGGTTCATCTGTGCCTGGCTCAGGCTTGGATGGAGTCGAGCCCTGCGCTTGGTCTTCAAAACTCGAATCGGTAGACATACGCACCTCACCAATGAGGTCCAGCTTATCTGGGCCGTAATCATTTGAAGCTCTCGGATTCGCTGAGTGCATTCGAGTAGATGAGCGGCAATAAAAAACCCGACGCGATGGCCGGGCTCTTTTGCGATCTTCGCCAAAGGCGAAATTATCACGATGGGGAAACTATGCCACCACACGTGCGGGAACGCAATAGGCCCTCAAGCGGCCTCCTTCATTTCGTACAAAACAGCCCCAATTGGTGACAGAGCCTTCTTGTCGATGTCCTCGCAGACCTCGAAGCAGATCTCCACAAAAGGCTCCCAGTCCCTGGCCCATGCACACGATGGCAGGCTCACGCCGTAGACATCATCGATCCACTTTTTGAACCACTCAGGGCTTGCGAAGGGATCTTCACAGGAAGACTGCCCGCCCTGGTGCATGCGGCGGTACCGGAACATGACACCTTTGGCCACGTATTCGCACCGCTCACGTTTCGCCGCCGTCATCCGACCAGATCTTGCCAGCGCGTTATTAAACACAACCTCTTCAGCGGTCTCGCGATCGTCGTCACTGCAGGCCGGTGCGTACATGAAGTTGCCGAAGGCGCGAACCTGGCTGTGCAGCTTGCCGATCGCCGACTGTACCCGCCCTGCCAGCGCCTGGTGCACTGCATTACTCGCACTGCGCTGCTTTTCAGTGGTCTGCACCATGGCGCCCAGTAGGCCCAGTTGCTCTATGAAGGCGCCTTGGCTATCCCAGGCCGTGTACAGGCAGTCATGCCATGCTTGGCGTGCACTGTTCAGTTGCATGGGCCGCCCTCCTCGCGCTTGCGCCTCATTGCGATCAGCTGGCCGCGTCCGAGGCACCAGGTGGATGAAATAACCATAATCAGCAGCAACATGCCGGCCGTATCAATGATGCTCCATGTCATGCTGCAGCCTCCTTCAGCTGTTTGATCTTTGCCCGGTACTCGGCCTTGATGGCCTTCAGGTCTTCGATGGTGTACTTGCTGGCCTGATGAGGCCCTTCCAGCCAGGCCACCCGGTCGGCACCGATGCGCTGTACCAGCCGGATGCGGTACTCGACCGCGTTACCGGACAGGTTGCGATTGCACTTCACGCATTGGCGGTGCACGTTGAGCTGCTCGAAGCGCAGTTCCGGGCAGGCGCCAACAGAGCGGTAATGGCCGGCGTCCCAGCGGCTGCCGGTGATCAGGTCGTGATCGCTGGGCAGTGAGTCGCAGCTGATGCATGGCCGGTGCTGGTCGCGCAGGCGGATGTAGGTGTTGAACTCGGTCTGCGCCTCGCGCATGTAGTCGCCGCGGGTCTTGAGCTTCTCCTTGCGAACCTTGATCTCGCGGCGCTTGCGCTGGTCGATGGCCTTTCGGGCTTTGTCGTGATTCGCCGGCGCCATGGCCAGGGCACACTTCACGCTGCAGGCTTTCTGCGTCGACAACGATGGCCGGAACTTCCCGCCGCAAGCCTTGCAGGTCTTCTGCTTCACTTCCTTGAGGGCAGTTCGCGTCATGCAGCCCTCCCGCGGCGCTCGCCGTAGATCGCCATCATCAGGTCCTCTGGATGCGGCAGGAGCAGCTGTAAGCTCTCGGCGCAGTAAGCGTCCAGCAGCTCGAGGTATTGGGTCATCTGCTGGGTGCTGAACTTACGAGTCTTGGCTCGACCAACGCGGTACCGGGTGCCGTCGGGTAGCTCCACCGGGTGAACCTCGGCCGGCCACAGCTTGGCAACCAGGATCTCGTGCCATTCCTCGCCACTCGCCACCTGGCCGTAGGAGTCGCGCAGATGATCTTGAATCAGGCCGTTCCACATCCACAGCAGACGGTTCTGGGCGTCGCTGCGCTTGTTCCGAACCTCGACAATGGTCAGGCGACGCGGCTTGGCTAGGTCCAGGCCGGTGAGGTATCTGATCAGGCGGGCGCGGTCTTGCTCAGTACGGAGCATCAGGTCAGCCATGGGATGCCTCCTTAGCCATGGCCTCATCAACGACAGCATCCGCAATTGCCGAAAACAAAGGCATCCGGCCCTCTTGCCAAATCGCCAAAGACGAACCGGTTCCGATGGGACTGCGCACGAAGCGCCAGCGTTGAGCGTCTTTGCGAAGCGCCTCGTTCTCGGCCTCAAGCAGCTCGAGCTCGGCAAGCAGTTCCAGAGCAACCTCCTCCACCGTTGACTCGCCCAAGAACTCGTCGAGCGCGTCAGTGTGCACCTGCAGGTCCTGGTCGCCGGCCCCCCAGGCGCCTACCACTGCCCACAGCAGGGGCTGCAATCTCTCCTTGTCGATGGGCATCAGAACCCCTCCTTGCCGCGCTGAGACTCCCAATTGAACGGGAGCACAATCACACCACCCTCGCGGAGGCGGTCGGCAGATCGCTCTCCCATCGCCGAAGGGAGCTCGCGAACATCCAGGTTGGAAATCACGATGGTCGGCAGCATCCGCTCGTAGCGGCCGTTGATGATCGAGAACAGGCGGCTCAGCTCGAAGTCGCTTGGTGCCTCCTTGCTGGCACCGACTTCGTCCAGCACAAGCAACGTGGGGCGCACCAGCGCGTCGAGGATGCTGCCTTCGGTCTGGCTGGAACTGCCGTCGAAGGTTGCACGGATGGACTGCAGAATTCCGCCCAGTGTGCGGTAGGCAGCGGTGTGCTCGGTGGCGGACATGACGGCCTGGGCCATGGAAACGCCGAGGTGAGTCTTCCCGGTACCGGGGTGACCGACCAGAATCATGCAGCGCCCAGCCGCAAGGTTCTGCTCGAACTGCTCGACGTACTGTCGACACTTCATCAAGGCCTTGGCCTGGCCCGGGTTCACAGCCTGATAGCTGTCGAAGGTCTTGCCCTTGAAGCGCTTGGGCACCAGCGCATCACCGAGCTTCCAGGCCAGCTCGTGGCGCTGACGCTCGACAGCTTCCGCCTTCTCCTTCGCGACCAGAGCAGCCTTGCAGTGCGGGCATGGCGAACGGAACGTGCGGCTCAGCACCCGGGCAACAGTGGCCTGGTACTCGCCGTGCTCCTCGCAGACAGCGATCGATGCGACTTGAGGGCTAGCCATGCTGGACAAGTGAACCACTTTCTCAGAACGCATAGGTGCCATCCTCCCGCGGGATCAGCCCGGCGGTGTAGTCACGCTCAGCGAAACCGTGGTGACGACTGGTTGGCAGATGGTGGACGTTTGCTGGCACCGGCAACTCATCCTCCCAGCGCTTGCCGTTTAGCCAGGTAGCCGGGTGCGGAATGAACTGGCCGCCATCCTTCGTCCAATCAGCAGACACACTCCAGGCAGCCAACGCGGCGGCCATGCGGTCGAACAGCGCCGAGTGGACCTTTAGCTTGGCCCAGGCCTTCTGCGCATTCGCCTTACCCACCTTCCGCGGGTAGAGCTTCCAGAACCGATCGAACAAGTCCTCCGGCGACTCGCTCGACGGAGTGAGGGAATCAGGAATCAGGTTAAGGGAATCAAGAGAGAGGGAATCAGCAGGGAAAGAACTGTTCTCGCCCGGTGCTTGTCCGGTGCTTTCACCATGCTCACCCTGAACAGGTTGATGCTGGCCTTCTGCTGGAATGGTGCTTGCCGCCTCTTTTACGTGGGGGTTCTGGTGCTTGGACCAGTTCACCACCTGGATTGCCTTGACGCCCGAGGTTTCGTAGCGGCGAATGAAGCCCTTCAGCTCCAGCGCATCAAGCATGCCGTCGATATCGATATTGTCTGCCGGAAACAGAGCCATCTTCAGGCGCTTTGGACGATCTTCCAGGCGCCCTTCCCGGTCGGCTTCGGTCCACATGCCGATGAACAGGAGGCGCGCGGCGAAGTCCAGGTCTGCCAGGTCTTCGTTGGAGAAGAAGCCCGGTTTGATATTTCTCGATCTGGCCATCATTGGGCCTCCAGGTTGTACTGAGCCCACAGGCCGGCCACCCAGGTGACGCCCTTCGGGGTAAATTTGGTTTGGTTGAATGCATGGCCGCCGTCAGTAGTGCCGGTCTTGATATCGAACCGGCCGGCGTCGATGTGCTGCTGGTACGCCTGCCACTCCCCGCCCATGCGGTACATGATCTTCTTGTCGAGCAGGAACTCGCGGAAGCGGGCCTCATTTGCCCGCAGCAGCTTGGCGGTCTGGCGAAAGCCCTTCAGGCCTGTGGCGTCCACATAACGATCGACGAACTCAACTTTGGGCGCCGCAACGGCTAGGGCCTGGTTGGCGGCCTGCTGCAGCTCGTACTGCTCAGCCCAGGCGCGGGCGGCGGCTGCCGGGCTGGAGAAGTCGGGCAGTGTCGCAATCACCCGGGCGCCACCCTCTTCCAGTTCGCGCCAGCGCCTGATGACAGCCATGCGCATGATTGCGCTGTAGCCGGTCAGCAGGCATTCCGTGTGCTCGCGGTCGAGCAGGTATTCGGTCTGGCTTCGGTTCTGCCCGTCTAAGTAGGTGCATCCAAAGTTGGATGGATCTTCCTGAAGATCGGCAAGCATGCGCTCGATGTCGCGCTTGACGTGGAAGTGCTGCTTGCCAGTCAGATCGGCGATTTCCCGAGACGACATCGTGCGCGCCACGTTTTCATGGTTTGCAAATCGTGGCGCGGGCTTGCTCAAGGTATTGCTTGAAAGGGTTTGGCTCTGCATAATCAGCCTCACATTGTGTTATCGAATCAGCCGACCTCGACCGTCGGCTTTTTTGTGCCTGTCGGGTCCGCATACCTACTAGTGGGTTTGCGAAGGGCCCGATTTGGAGGGTCACGGTTAGCTCAATCTGGAAAACGGGCTAAAAACGTCTGCCCTCCTCCCTCTGTTTTCCGCGCATGCGCGGAAAGTCAGGCGACCTTCACCGAGGCATCCATCACATCCAGGCTTTGGCGGACGTGGTCGATCTCCTGGCGGATCAGGGCCTTCTCAAATTGGTTGACGTGGTTGTCTTGCAGGGCCTGGTGCACAGCGATTGTCAGATCAGCCACCTCTTTGCCAACGCTGATCAGTGATGCGGTCAGCGCCTGTGGCGCCGGAGAAACCTTTGCTACCAGGTCAAAGCCGAATTCATTGGCCAACGCCGCCAACGGCCGCATGTCGCCGGAATGCAACAGAATCCCGAACAGATGTTCGACGGTCAGGTGGTGAGCATCGTTGTCAGGGTTCGCGCGCTGCAGCAGGCTCACATGGGGAACGCCCATCTTTGCCGCCAGCGTCTTGGCCTCGTTGTCCAGAACAGCGCTCTGGCAGGCCCGCAGAAAATCTTCCATTCGTAAAACCTCAAATTTGTTTCCGTGGTGCCCTGCCAGAGCCTGGGCGATCATTTGCTCGGCGGACCGCTCCGACAGTCAGTTGCGTCAAGCTGCGGATCTCTTGGGGCGCGCCGGGATCGGGCGAATCTCGCTTGCCTCAAGATGGCCGTCAGCAAAAATGGTGATTTCAATGCTTCTTCCGGACCGGACCATTTGCGAAATTGCGCTTTGGTTCACGCCGAGAGCAGCAGCAAGCACGGCCTGGGTGCCGTGCTCTTCTAGGTATTTGCTCAAAGGAATTTTTTTCATGGAATTTCCACGGCTCGTTATCTGTCATGGATAGTAGCAGTGCTGCTTTTTATCGGCAACACAATACTAGCAGCGCTGTTTGCGATGATATTAGGTCTACTAATACTCTTGTAGGCATGAAAATACGCCGCCCACTCACCCCCGAAGAAGTCGCCGAAAGCGCCAGGCTCAAGGCTATCTATGAACAGCGAAAGGCTGCTGCCAAGGCCGCCGGGCGTAGCCTCACCCAAGCGGATGTAGCCGAGGCTTGCGGGTGGTCTGGGCAAAGCGCTTTTAGTCAGTACGCCACCGGCAAGGTGCCACTGAACGTTGAGGCACTTTTGAAGCTGGCCAAGGCTCTCGACTTCAACGCCAGTGAAGTGAGCTCGCGCTTAATGTCCACAGTTGCGAGCGTTCAGCCGCGTGAGCGCATCCAGCCAAGCGTTTCGATGTCTGACATTCAGCCCTGGGATGATTCGACGCCCCTCGACGACGATGAGGTCTACGTCCCCTTCCTACGCGAGGTCGAATTAGCTGCCGGCTCCGGTCGGTTCGTGATTGAAGAAAGCGATCAGGCACGGCTGCGCTTCTTCAAGAAGGATCTGCGCCACAACAGCGTCCAGTTCAGCAGCGCCAAATGCGTAGTAGTTCGAGGGAACAGCATGCTCCCGGTGCTGCGGGACGGCGCGACGGTCGGCGTGAACACCGGCAAAAACTCGCTCGGCGACATCGTCGATGGCGACCTATACGCCATCAATCACAATGGGCAGTTGCGAGTGAAACAGGTGTATCGCCTCCCCAGCGGAATCAGGCTGCGCAGCTTCAACCGCGATGAGCACCCTGATGAGGACTACACATTTCACCAGATGCAGGAAGAGCAAATCGCGATCCTGGGGCACGTTTTCTGGTGGGGCATGTTTGCCCGCTGATTAGCAGGAGGCAAAAGCGATGTCCCTAACCAAGCCCAACCAAGAGCTGCGCCGCGATCTGAAAGAAGCAGCTGCTGCCCTCAAGTGGTCGGGCGTGGATCTGTTCGTTTTTGCCAAGAAATTGCTTGCTTCCGGCGATGAAGACGGAGCAAACGAGCTTATGCAGATTGCTCTGCGCTTCCAGGATGTCGAGGACAAGCTGGAGGGGTATGCCGAAGAGGTGAAGGCGGGCCGAGTGAAAAGGACAAAGGAATGAGCCCGGGCAAGCCCAACCAAGAGCTGCGCCGAGACCTCCAGGGCCTGGCCTATAGGATGAAAGGCTGGCACGGACTGATGGGGCTTTGAGGGCGTAGGCGTCGATGATACACCCTGCAGTCGGATCGAATTAAACTCTTAAAATACTCTCGCGAGAGACCACCATGACTATGAATGAAATCAAAGCAGGCTACGTAATCAAGCACACCAAAGCCATCAACTACATTTCCGAGCAAGTTGACCAAGCAAACATTGGTGTGATGCAGTCGAGCACCGGCGCAACCAAGATAGCGATGATTTTCAGCCGCGATATCATAGAAATCTCACATGAGACGCTGGTCGAAGTGCCAAGCGTACCAGGAGGCTTGCAACCCCAAGTGCAGCACGATGCTCTTTCCACTTCGCGAGTTCAGTACGCTAACCTAACCATGACAATCGAAGCTGCGGAATCTCTAATCCTGGGCCTTCGGCAAACGCTCGACGGATTGAAAGCACAGTCGTCTGAGTCATAATCATGCAAGAGAGGGTAGTCAAGCTAGTCGCGCTGGAGCATAGCGAAACAAACAGAGCCCTTGTCGAATTCGCGCTAAGCCAAGGTGGCTACACGGTGCCAAGCGCTGGCCGCATCAGCTCTACAGCATCGTTCTCCGCTGCGTCCGCGACTAGCGCACTTGGTAGCGATGAAAATGACAAGGACGAACAGAGCGACCATACTGTGGCCATGAACGAAATGAGCATGGATCAATTGGACCGAAAACTATCCGCCATTGAAGAGCGGATGGATAGACGCATCCAGAAGATGGCGGATGAGCTACAGCGCGAAATGAAATTGCGCGAACGATCAGCGCGCAGAGAGGCCATAGCGCATAATGCGGCCCTGAAAGCACATGTTGAGTCAAATGACAAGGCGGTCTCTGCCACCCTGGCTGCACTCCAGCGAACTGAAAAAGAGTTCGGCACGGTGAAGCAAGCTAACAAAGAGCAGCGTTATTGGATGGCTGGTATTGGCGTGGCGATCGTTCTCGGAATTATGGGCGCGAACGCAACGATCTTTGGGGGAGGCAAGACGTTCTTCGATGGCGGCAAGGACTCCGTTACCAATCAACAGAGGGTCGAGCTGCTCATTCAAGAGGCCAAAACACAATCAGACGCCAATAGCGCCTTGCTGAAACAAATTCAGAATCAGCAAGATTCACCGGCGACACCAGGCCCAGTAAAACCATAGCTTTTGATCGAATGACTAAAGCCCGCCTAGGCGGGCTTTTTCATGCCTTCACGAAATTTTCACCCCGGCGCAGGCATGGTGAATTCTCATCCGTGAAACACTTAGCCCGCCCTGCCCCAGGCGGGCTTTTCTTCGCCTGCGTGATGGCCTAGTTCACAGATGCCTGAGCAGGAGCCAAAGGTATCGGGTTGCTCGTCACGTCATCTGGCAGCGTGTACATAGCGCCAGTCAGTGGGTCGACGATGAGCATTCCGATCAAGCCGCCGATCAGAATATTTCCCCAATACCAACCACTCACTGTAGGCCGCAGGACGTGCACGTCGTCAGGGAAACCATCGCGATGAAAGGTTACGGTGTAGGTCTCTCGCTTGAAGTACCCTCTCCCCGTCTCCAGTATCACTTGGTTGGGTGTTTGGCCTTTGTGCACTACGCGGCCAGCGCTATTGGTGACAGTGAAGGACGTGACGCGCGGTACCGCATACACGCCGACCTTAGGCTTGCTGTCACTCACAATGCTCGCGCAGCCGCTGAGCGCAACCAATCCAGCCAGTACCGCACCACCTATCACCTTGGAAACCTGCATCCCACTACTCCATGTCGCCGTCATTGGCCTGGCCGGATATCGACCGCCGGCGATTGTATCGGAATGATGGCGAATAGACAGCAACCCCGCTGAACGGTCGAATGATGGCGCTGGGTCAAGGTGGTAGAATTCTACCCTTTCGCAAGGAGAGCATCATATGAAGGTTCTAGGCTTGCTGATCCTCTCAGCAGTTTGCTTGGTCAGCTATCTGATTGGCAGCGGAACGAACGGTTTCGCCATGTTGGCAACAATCGTTTTCTTTCCCTGCGCTCTGGCACTCTACTTCTACCCTACGATTTGTGCTGCTGGCGAGCATCCAAAGACCACGCCAATATTTGCGCTCAACCTGCTAGCGGGCTGGACTTTCATTGGCTGGATCGCCGCTTTTATTTGGGCCCTGAGTAAGCCAACCCCTATTGAGTTTGCGCGGGCATCCGGAATCCCGGAAGCGCCTCCCGGTGATGCCAGCACTTCTAGTGAGATGAAGGACTGCCCTTACTGCGCGGAAACCATCAAGGTGGCTGCTATCAAGTGCCGGTACTGCGGATCAGACCTGGATCAACAAACGACCTGATCAACTCCCCCCCCCAGCAGCCCGCCATTGAGCGGGCTTTTTTTCGTCTCATGTATTTTTATTAGCACAGCTATTTACTTTAAATAGCAGCACTGCTACTTTTATTTCCAGGCCGAGCAGCACTGGCCCAGCAGCGAAAGCCGCGCCGCTCTTTAGCGACACACCTTGCCGGATCGATACCGGCCCAGATTCAAAGGCAGCGATGGACAGGCCTCAACAGTCCAGAGGGTTGGCAACTGACCCAGGCGTGCAGCGTAAAGCGCGAAATCAGTTATCCAGCGGGCGAGTGCCGCGGCTGGAAGAACAACAGATCACGGACTCAGGCCGACGCCAGTAGCGGGCCTGAATTCGAAACAGAAGGACTCAGCCAGGTCGCTTGCCGCTGCCGTAGCTTCCCGAAACCTTGTAGTGGCGAACCTGGCTGTACTTCGAGAGGGCGTGAACCTGCTCGATACGCAGCTGCTCTTGAAGCTCACGTATCTGCCTGGTGTAGCTGCCCTGCTGACGATCGGAGGCCTCGGGCATCAACGCCTCCAGATCAGCAATCCTTTTTTCTAGTTTCGCGATGCGTTCCTTTGTGGTTGGAGCGCGCTTTTTGACTTTTTTATTTGCCTTCTCAGCCATCACTCATCCCGTGTGCGGATCACCGACCGCAAGTCCATTTCAAAAGGCCATCACGATGTCTTACCTCGAGCACATTACAGAAGAAGCCGACCAATTCGAAGACCGAAAGGTGTTCCACCTTGGCTGGTCAGAACGCAACTGGCGCCACCTGATGAAGCTTTATCGATACATCAACCGGTCCCGGGGCATGCGATCTAACCAGCACCCAGACAGTCGCTGTAGCTTCGTACCGACCAAGCGCAAGCGAAAGCGAGCCCAGCAGTAACAACCAGCGCCACGTCAGCCTGACGTTAACTGCCCGATCCCTTGAAAGAGGCTGCATCGGAATGTCGGCGGGTCATGAAAAAAGCATCTCCAGAGCAATCGGATTGCGGCGAATACCCGGACGTCGATTGCAAAAAATGGTGTGGACCGACATTCCAATGCAGCTTCGATAGGTGGCCACTGCCTTTCCAGTGAGCGAGCAACGGAGGATCGAGCCATGAAGTAAGCCAGCGCTTCACCCTGCTCGGCGCAGCAAGCCTGAAGGCTGCGCCCAACACCTGACAGGCAGCGGACAGCAGGGTCGACGATGTCACCGCGCATCAGCCTCCGGGTAGGCCCAACCGAAACGAAGACGTGTACCGCAGGCGAGTCCGAGGGCATCAGCTGGCCAGACTCGACGCATCCCGGGCAGCGCCGGGCGCCTGCATCCCCTTCCCTTCAAATCGACCGCATCGGCAGGTGCCAGGCCAGTCTCAAGGCTGGGTTTGGTCACCCGCGCCTGGCATCTGGCCAATGCGATCGAATCACCGCCAACTTGGAGTCGACCATGTCAGCACTACGCAAAGCCCAGTGGCTCTACGACAACGCCGAGCCTGAAGACGATTCAGAGCATCAAGAAACGATCCAGGCATGGATTGAAGACAAGGCCGAGCAGTTGATCGGTGGTGCTGACGTTCTGGTCCGCCAACGCTCTGGCGCACCGGTGGGCATCCGCCAAGAGCAGTTCGTTGCCAAGGTCGCCGAGCACCTCAGGGCACTGCAGGAGGCCGAGCAAGACGACCTCAACGCCTTGGCCCTCCTCCTGCTTCAAGCGGAAACAGGCGGCACCGTGAAGAACATGGTCGGGGAAGTCGTCGGCCAGAGCAACCACAGCCGCGGCAAGCTCTACGAAATCGCCGAGTCGATCCTTGAGCAGTATGCGCAGGCCGGGGTCGAGGCGGATGCAGAGGATGCCGAGCTATGAGCCCGCACGTTCTCATCGGTGAAGCTATTTCTCAGCTGGAGCAGTGCTACACGCTCCGCGCAGATAAGCGGCTCGAGGCGCTGATCGTGAATCACTTCACCGCCGGCACTCTCGATTCCGACGAGTTCAAACACTACTGCGAGCGCGTTCGCCGGGTTGCCGAGCGACGCAAGGAGGTCGCGTGACTACTCCCGTTTTTCCAAGCCTGATTGACGAGCAGGTTGCCGAACTTCCATCCAGCCAATGCCTGCCACCTGATCGCGTCCTGATGCTGTTCAAGGGGCCGACTTTCGCCGCGGCAGTGCATGAAGCCAAGCTAGCCAGCATCGAGAACCCCGCCGCCTGGAACTGCCGGGCCTGCATCTGCGGTGAGTGGACGGTTGGGTATGAGGTGCGAGCATGAGCTATTCGAGAGCTGACTACTACACCGAAGGGCTGTCGGAAGCCTTCGACGAGCATGGCGTTACCGCCACGCCTGAGCAGATCCGTGCTATCGCCGAAGATGTTGTCGGCTGGGCGGAGAACATCGGCATGGCTTTCCACGCGCCAGACAGCGATCCGCGTGAGAGCGAACTGGAAACCCTGCGCAAGCAACTGCAGCGCGAGCGCAACAAGGTCGCCTGCAGGACTTGCAAAGGCTCAGGCACATTGCACTTCTCCGGCCCCTATCACGGCTCGACGACCAACTGTCACAAGTGCAACGGCGAAGGCAGGCACGACCCATGACCTGCTACCGGCGCGCCAAGCGCGTCGCCTTCTGGCGCGGCTCTGCCCTCACCCTTCTCGCCTGCACCGGCTTCATGCTAGCCAGCTCGCTGGCCGGCGCCATCACTCAGTAACCCTTTCATCAGCGCCCACCGCAGGGATGGCGCGGGAGATTCGTATGCCTGAACAAAAGCACACACCCGGCCCATGGGTCGCTCGCCAAGTTGGCGGACTGGGCTTCCCTGGGCAAATCGGCTACGCGATCGACTTCAACGAAGATCAGGAGCAGGTAGTCGATTTCGTCTACGAGGAGGCCGATGCAAAGCTTATTGCCCAGGCACCGAACCTTCTGGCGGACCTGATCACTGCCGCTGGCACGCTGCGGCATTACGAAGCGCTGCACCGAGCCAAGAACACAGACGACAGCCTCAAGAAGGCTGAGGTCAACGCCGAACTGGCATCCCGCTTCGAGCGCACGATCGCCAAAGCCACTTTCTGAATCACGCACCCGAGCACGGCGGGCCCTACGGGGATAACCGTATCCCTGAGTGGATCGTAAGCCGGTAAGAGCGCGCAACCATCACCGGCAGCCAGGGCGTCAACCGTACCTCCATGGCGTGACCTGGCATTCCCCTATTCCAACTGACGGCGCCGCTATGAGCTGCGCATGGAGCTATCAATGTCCAGTACCAACATGCGCATCTGGGACCAGGTCGACACTACCGACCCCAGCGCCACAAAAAACTTCACGGGCATGGGCGGCTTCAAGGGCACCGCCATCAAACCAACCTACCTGATGCGCAAGGCGACTGAAGTGTTCGGGCCTTGCGGTGAGGGCTGGGGCTGGACCGTGCTTGAGGATCGCTTCGATGAAGGCGCCCCACTCCAAGCACCGACAAAAGAATGGCCGGACGCTCCCCGCATCAACGCGAAGCTGCACACATTGAAGATCGAACTCTGGTACCTGGGAAAAGAGGGCCAGAAGTGCACTGTTCAGCACTACGGTCACACGCCATTCGTCCTGCTTCAGCAAGGCAAGATCATCACCGACTGGGAGGCGGCCAAAAAGTCGCTCACTGATGCCATAGGTAAGTGCCTGCAGCCTCTCGGCTTCTCTGCAGACATCCACATGGGATTGTTCGACGATGCTGCCTACGTAGATGCCGTACGCGATGAGGTAGCAATCATCAAAGCCGAAGACAAAGTTGCTGAGGAGGATCGCCAGAAGCAGGAGCGTCTGGATTACATCAGGTCGGTAGTTGAAACGATGCAAGGCGCCCAGTCTTTGCAAGAGGTCAAGAAGCTTCACGATCATGCAGTGCGCCGCCTGACCGCCCGCAATGACGATACCGCAATCAAGCGAATTGCAAAGGAGCTGCGCGACCTCGCGCCTAAATTCACACAGGAGACCGCGGCATGAGCAGTCTCTACCCGCTCACCAAGCAGATGATGGAGTTGGCCGCCATGGCCGACACCGACGACGAAGGCCTGAAGCAGGCCATCCAAGACACCATGGATGGAATCGAGGGCGAGTTCGGCGACAAGGCGGACAACATCGTCATGCTGCGCCGCAACATCGACGGCGAAGTCCTGGCTATTGAATCCGAGATCGAGCGCCTTACCGAACTCAAGAGAATCAAGGAGAACGCTGTCTCGAAGATTGGCGACTACCTGCGCCAAAACATGGAGGCGGCCAACATCAAGTCGATCAAGCGCCCGCTGTTCACTATCACGCTCGCCGCGGCACCTGAGAAGGTGATCGTCGACAAGCCGGACGACCTTCCCGATGACTTGGTCCGCGTGAAGGTGACGCAGGACCCAGACAAGAAGGCTATCGCTGCCAAGCTAAAGGCCGACCGCGAGCACAACGAAGCCGTCCGTAAGCGCATGGCCGCTGGCGAAGACTGCGAACACGAACTCATCCCTGACCCAGCCTGGGCCCACCTGGAGCGCGGAGAAAGCTCCATTCGGATCAAGTGAGGACGCCATGATCGACAATCAAATCCTCGTCGGCGCCCAGCGCCAGGCAGAACTGGAGGCAGCGAAAGCTGCCTTCTTCGCATCTGGAGGCCAGGCCGTCGAACTGGCCGGCTTCACCTACAAGCCTCTGCCCTTCCGGCGGCACCCAGAGCCAGCCCAGAAGATCCCGAAGGGAGTTCAGCAAGGCGCGAGACAACAACGCTCCAAAGAGCGCGCAGCCCTGATCGCCGAAATGGCCAAAACGATGACCTGCCGGGAAGTCTCCCAGAAGCTTGGCATCCCACAGAACACCCTGTGGACGATGTCGCAGCGGGAAGACTTCACGTTTGCCCCGGGCTGCCAGGGTAAGCGGAAGACGCCATACACCGACGCAGCGGCAGACGCGAAGCTGGCAGAACGAATCACCGCCCTTCGGGATGTCGGCCTGACTCGCCACCAGGTGGAGAAGAGGATCGGTATCGGCAACGGGACGCTGGTTCGAATCCTTGAGGCCTTTCAGATCGATTTCCCGAAACGCGGTGAGCGACGCGAAGCCTCCAGCCGAGAAGCATCATGAAGGCTCGACGGCTCCGCCTCCTCTACCCCGCGGCCTATTACCAGGGCCGGGCTTGCCGCCAAGACGGAAAGTGCCGCCTCTCCCAGCCCTACGGAAACATGACCGTAGACGGCGGGTGGTGGCTTGCAGGCTGGCACGACACCGATATGGAGCTCACCCATGAAACTCAAACGAATGGCCCTGCAGCGCCACCAGCGCCGGGCACAGTTCCACTTGCCGCCTAGCGGATTGAAGGAGGTGGTCTATGGCGATGGATCAGCAGCAGCGCGACGAGCGCCGCCGAGAGAAGGCAGCCAGGATGCAGGAAGAAGACCTGCGCTTGAAGGTTCGACCAGGGACTAAGCAGGCCCTGCTGGAGCTGATGGAGTGGGCTGGGATCGAGGAACAAGGCGAGGCGATGACGCTGATGATTCATCATTTGCATGGGCTGGGCCCAGGCGGCGCGCTGCCGCTACTTGAGCCGCCGCGCCACGAAATCACGGTGTCACCGACTGTGGTGCGGAAGCTTCAGCAGTTCAGGGAGCGCAAAGCGCTACGGATCTGCCACGAAGAGTGAACAGCCGTTGACTCAGGCAAACAAGCAGCCAGGGAATCGATTGCGAGAAATGACTTTCTCTTTGCCTGCAACGACGCCTTTGCGCCCCGAGGCATTGGTGTAGGCCCGCATGCTCTTCCCTTCCGGAACGGTCACCAGCACCTGGTAAACCTCCTCCTCCTGACCCGCGGATTTGATCCTGGCCTGAAGCATTTCAGTCATCTGCTCCATGTCGATGCAGCAGATCTCCTGGTCCTCCACGCAAACGAGACCGATGAAGATCTTCTTGTAGAACTCAGTGGAAAGCTCAATGGAGTCGAGTACATCCGACGAAAAGGTGAATTTGTACTCCTTCGCCCCTCCCTTAGGCTCCTGGCTGTACTTCAAGAACAGGCAAGTATCTGCGTTGATTAGAAACGCGTTGTTGATTTTCTCGCCTTTGAGGCGAAGAGGATTGATTGCGGTGAAGTTGTCGTCCTCAGCAATCTGCATGAGGGCCGCGCCCAGGTTCTGATGTTCCGTACGAATTTTCATTGAAACTCCCTAGCCCGGCCCCATGCCGGTCACCCGTAATACCCCATCCCAAACCAAATTGCCACCATGCCGTTCTGGCCACAGAGGGCGGCGCACTGCCAACAGATCAAGGCCCTGGCCGGTACCGGCATCACCCGGAACAAAGCCGCGCAACAGATCGGCATCAGTTACAGCTACCTGGTTCGGCTGTTAACGGCTCACGGTATCGACTTCCCAGTCAGGGGCAGCCCGAAGTGAAACGCATGAACCGCGTCCGGCACGGCCGGCGCCAGCAATGGATCAACCTGCCGCCCAGCGGCTTGAGAGGTATCGGCAATGGCCGAGAAGAAGACAGGGGCAGCCAAGCACTCAGCGGACTACCGCGGCAGGAAGAAGGCCGAAGCAGAACGCTTTGGCATCGAGCGGATGCAGGTGGAGATGGCCGCCGGAACGCGGGAGGGAATGGCCGGAGCAATGAAGGCGCACGGCTACACCCAGTTGCAGGAGCTGCTACAGAACCTGCATCGGTCGTTCCTGGCAGCTTCGCCGGAAGAGCAGGCGCGCCGGCTGCAACAACCTAGCGCGCCAGCTTTTGAGATATCGCCAAAGCTAGCGCGACAGCTTGAACAAGCCAGCCGGGTCGAGCTGAAGCGTGATCCGGGGGATGAGATCATTCCTCCGGATGGGGCCCGGTGTATATAGCGTGCTCCGGAACACTTGAATGAATTATAAGTAACGACTTCATCCTGGACTGAATATCAGGATCGTTGGCAACCGAGCCTGCCCACCTATCCACAGCGTCAGCCATCTCAAGGCAAAAAAGATCCACTTGGAGCTGAAGAGTGTTGTCTATCAAGTTCTTGTGAACCACAGAGCCTGGGATCGGAGAAACAAAGTGGAAATTGTCCAGCGCCTTTTGCGCAGCCTGACCGGAGATATCACTACCTCCTTCATGAAGGTAGCTGCACCTTAGTGCGTAGCAGTCATCTCCACTCAGGAAGCAACGGACACCTCTAGACATTTCAAAGGTGTAGGCCGGAGCCAGCCACTGCTGAAACCATGCTGGATAACGAACAGAGCTCTTCTTTTCTGGGGTTGCCAGCCTGCCGCACACATCTGGGAGGGTAAGCGCCGATGTTAGGGCGGTGTACCAATCTCGATTACGAACTGACGAGCGCAGGCTTTCCGTAAATCGCTTCATTCATTAGCTCCCCCGGCCCCATGCCGGTCACCCGTAATACCCCATCCAAAACCAAATTGCCACCATGCCGCATCCGGCCACGGAGGGCGGCGCATGCATGGAGAAAGCCATGAGCCAGTTCTACCTGCAGGACAGTCGCAGCCACGTCGGCGACGGCCTGACCTTCTGGGCCAAAGAGGGGCGCGGCTACGTGACGAACCTGGACCAGGCCGAGGTATTTAGCTTTGAGCAAGCCACCCGGCACCGCGACACCGACATCCCATGGCCGAAGGAGCACATCGACGAGCACGCTCACTGGGGAGTCGACTGCCAGCTCATGAACGAGAAGGTCAACGCTGCGGTGCTGATTCCTGGGTGCTTCGTGCACGTACAATTCCCGGGCGAATGGAACGGCAACGACGTCTACTGGATCGGTGACGAAGGTCAGCTGACAACGAATGTCGGCGCTGCAGCCAGGCTGATCCTTGAGCAGGCCGCCGAGCGCTATGCCGAGGCCATCAAGGCAGACGCCGGAATACTCTGGGCGGCCGACTACATCGACACGATCCGCCGGCGCCTGGTGCACCGACGGAACGTCAACCACAAGGTGGCCCTACGCGCTGCCGGTGTCGAGTTGCCGAAGCCTCCCAAGATACGCAAGCGCCGCGAGCCCCCGTTGAACTGCCACGGCTGCGGTCGCTTTGTCAGCTGGGACGGCCGATTCCTAGATGACTGCCGCAACTGCGGAGCGAATAACTGCCCATGATTCATGCGCCGACTCCAGGCATTAAGAGCAGCATCACCATAGGTGTGACATTGCGGCAAACAATGGACAGCTTAACCAGCGCGTCCAAGATGAAAGTGATTATTTGCATAGCGAAGGTTCTCCATACTTACTGTCTTTGTATGAGACCTATCCTCCGCTAGCCCCCTGCCCACGATCCTCTTGTGGGTTTTCCACTCTCCCCACTTCAACGAATCACGCCACCCCGGCGAGGGCGGCGCCTGCACGCAAGGACCACAAAATGACCGAGCAACAGCACGACGAAAGCAAACTCGAACGGGTCATCCGCAAGATCAAACGCTGCCTTGCCCTTTCGAAAAGTTCGAACGAGAACGAGGCGGCCACGGCCATGCGTCAGGCACAGGCGCTGATGCGCGAATACCGCCTGACCGAAATGGACGTGCACCTGAGTGATGTGGGCGAAGTCGAGTCGGAGAAAGCCAGAGCCAGGCGCAGGCCAACTTGGGACCTGCATCTGGGCTCAATCGTTGGAGAAGCATTCGGAGTTCGGTCGTTCTCCAGGCGCAGTTGGTGCAAATCGACAAGCCGCGTTATGGACCGCGAATTGTTCGTTGGAGTGAGCCCGGCCCCACAGATCGCGATGTACGCCTACGAAGCACTGCTGACCAAGCTAACCCAGGCCCGGCGTGAGTATGTGTCGCAAGTGCGAGCTGGCAAGCAACGCAGTTCCTATTCACCTGAAACTGCTGGAGATCATTTTGCGCTGGCCTGGGTGTCGGCAGTGCACGACAAAATTCACGAACTGGTGCCCCAGGGTGAAGAAGATCTCGCCATCGGCCAGCACTCCAATGGTCGCGAACTGGTGGCGGTCGAAGCGCAAGACAAAGCCCTGATCGAGCAGTACCTGTCAGGGAGAGAGATTGGCAAGGCCAGGAAAGCCCGCGAGATCGAACTGGACCTGGATGCCCAGATTGCCGGGCTACTCGCTGGTCAGCGCGTGGAGCTCAATCCGGGGCTGGCCACTGGCGGCCAGGAGGCCCTACAGATCGGCATGACCTGACAAGGAGATCACCATGAGCACATTCGCAGTCTTCGGTATGACCGCCGACGTAGCGCTGGCTGAGGCCAGGAAGACCACCAAGACGACCAGGCCAAGCGGGAAAGCTGGCTGCCCCCCCTGGAGCTGACCCAGGCTGAGTGGAATCTGGCCGTTGAACAGCAGGCAGCCAAGATCATGGCCGGCGAGAAAGTAAAACAGCTGAGCCAGATGTTCGACGCACCGCAGTACGCCCAGCAGTTCATGGAGCTTGCGAGGAAGACCGGCAAGTGCCGCGACCTGCGTATCAGGGCCAAGTGTGAGATCACCGATGCACAGGGTAAACCGGTGATTAATCAGAAAACCAAGGTGGCTAAAATTGGGTGGACGGACTACAGGCTTTCTACATCCACCCATGCCACTTGATAGCTACTTCAGTGGAAGCGGGTCCTCACGGTATATCTCTTTAATACGGTCATCGTCGTCCAGAAAAATTGTTATCCGCCCTGGTTCCACTTTGGGATTGACGCTATCCCCTGCTTTAACAATCCTGCACTTTTTACCAACCAACTCATTAACGACCTTCGACCCCAGCGCCCTAGATATAGGCCATGGCGTGTAGTCGCCGCTCAGTTTATCGAAAGGCCAAGGTACGTCCCCACCCCCAGATCCGCCTCCGGTTCTACCCATATCGCACCTCCTGTACTGACAGCGTTGTCGACCATGTAAGGAATAGCTCAACAAACCAAAACAACCAAATGCTGAGGTATCCCCATGCCCACAGAAAACCGATCCAGCAACACCGAACCGATGGTCAGCGAACTGCTGCCTTGCCCTTTCTGCAAAGCCGCCATGCGCATCGAGAGCAATCGCGACTGGCACCGCGTAATGGGCGATCACGACGAAGAGTGCGTATTTCTCGACCCTGAAACCATGATGGTTCCCGCGGTGGACGAGCAGCGCGACCTGATCGTTCGGGATTGGAACCGTCGTGCCCTGCCAGCCGCCCAGTACCAGGGCGAACCGATCGGAGAGGTGGTCACCGACCACCGTGGCGACTTCGCCGTCCAGCTGTACTACGGCCCAGTCAATAACGCCACGGTCAATGTCGGCGATAAGGTCTACCGCCACCCACCAACCTCCGACGGCTTCAGCGCCGAGCAGATGACAGCCCAGGCCGCTGATGGGTACCGGAACGGGATCAAGGCAGCCGCCGAGCTCGCCGAGGTCTACCCAGAGTTGGCCAAGGCAATCCGCGCTTTGCCGCTGCCGCAGTAGCTCTCGACCCATGGAGTACATTTGTACTCCACCCAGCTTTAACCCCTCTCCCCTCTATTGAACAGCCGCGATATGGCGGCCAAGGATTCCCCATGCTCGATACAAACATCCACGAAAACCTGAGCACGCTCACTGCAAGCCAACTGGCCAAGCTGCTTGTCATGCGCAAAGGGCTTGAGTTCGGCTACACCTACTCGTTCACCGACGATGATGGACAGGATATCGACATCGACCTGGCTTTTCTGGCCGCGGCGCCCGGCGATCTGCTTGAGACTATGTTCGATGAAAACGAGCATGACGACGCGATCAATGAAGTTCGCTACGAGGCCGATGCTGTGAGCGGCATTCCGGAATGGTGCCATTACAGCTGGGGCAGGAACTACGAAGTCGACGTAAAGGCTTTCATCCTGCCCGATGGTCGCGCCCTCGCCTTCTGCGAGATGAGCGGAGGGGGCAAACACGGCGAACCAGACGCCTACCCCTGGGTGGAAGAGGCGAAGTTCATCAGGGTTTCCGGAAAGACTGAGCGCGTCATCATTGAGTATCAGTTCGAGGAAATTCCAGAAGCCCCTGAGGCTCAGCCATGACCCGCCTCGCCCTCTGCCTCCTGCTGCTGGCCACCGGCGCCAGCGCAACCGAGAACGTCATCGACGTGCAGCACGACAGCCAGCGCGGCGTCACCTGCTACCTGCTGAACGGGGTCGGCATCAGCTGCAACCCCGATAGACAGTTGCAGGCCGGCAACGAGCGCCAGCTCTCCCCGCACGAACAAGACACCCCCATCCCTGCAAAGGCGCCAGTGCGCTGGAATGAAGAGAGGTATGAGCTGTGACGGAAGCAATTGATAAAAAGCAGAAAAGGGTGGAATCTCTTTATTAGCGGGTCGACATAGAACGTCAGAAGGAGGCCCGGTCATGAGCCTCCTTGATTTAGAATCAATCAAATAGATCGCCAACACTAATCATCTGAGCAGTCTCCACAGCCGACTGCACCTGCGCTGAAGACATGCCAAACTTAAGATTAGCGGCACTATACTTTAAATTTATATTCATTAAGCTCGCTTGCCCCTGGACTTTACGCCATTCGGCCTGAGCGTCGACCAAATCTTGGTGAACCAGATCATAGCGACGACCCTGCGACTCTTTTTGAGAATTTTTAATATCACTTATCTCATTAGCTAAATCACTAGCCAGAAGCGCCCATGCTGCCTGCACTTCAAACAACTTATCTTTGGCCTGTTCCGACTGAGCAGCTAGATCCTCATAAAGCTTAGTAGAAATCTGCAAGTTTGCGATATCAATCGTATAACCATCCATGCTATTTGTTATAGATTCGATTTGCTTGTTGCAGGATTTTATTTTTTCCGAATCAAGCGCAATATAAACCCCAGCCACAACCGCTGCCGGCGCAAGAACAATCCACGTTATGAGTCCGAATGGGCCAGCTACACCAACCGCAGCCGCTCCAACTCCGAAAAGGGCCGCTTCAGCGCCGCCAAGCCCAACAATATCTCGTGTCAAACTAGCGATTTCCTGCTCTAAATCAGAGATACTGCGTTGAAGCTCATCAATTTTACCCTGATCGTACTTAACACCCTCTTCACAATCAAATGCAGCATCTTTCAACTGAACTGCAATTAGCGGCAAATTATTTTTTGTATCCTCAAGTAGCTCGAGAGTACCCTGAACCTGATTAGATTCATGATTAAAAATATGCAAAAGCTGCGCAAGGCTGTCATCAAGATTTTCAGGAGCATATTTGTCGTTAGGATTTTCAATCAGCTTATTAGTCGCCTCTACCGCATCATCAAAAGCCGAGCTCACTCGACTGCTATCATGAAGTATATTGCCAGGCACGCTAATCAACTCATCCATAACATTTTCATTCCACTGTTTCGCCTCCCCCCTTGCTTCGCGCAAAGTACTATTAAACGCCTCCTGATTACTAAGCGGATTAATATAGTCAGGCGGAAACTGCTTTGAAACAGTCATCATATAGCTACTAACAGATTCAACACTAGACCTATAAGACTCCTGCGCCTCAGAAAGCCTCTTTGAATTTTTTCTAATTGAGTTTGCAAGTGATGACATTTCGTTAACTCCATTTATGAAAAACATCCATCAGAATGAAAGTACACAGAGAAAAACGCAGCGTCAAGCCATGCACAAGAAATTCAAAAAACTCAAATAGACCACTAACAAAACAACTAATCCAAACAAATTAATCTTGAAACAAGCAACATCATAAAACGTGCGAGCTCCGCTACAAGCTACGTAATACAGAAACCAGTATTTATTAAGAAATTAGCTCAGCCAAACATTCTAAAAGAACTGATTTTGCCCCAGTCAAGCCTGCCCTAACGGCGGGACGGAGAGGCACATGTCTGAAGAATATGTCTTGATCCAGCTAGCCGAAGCCGCGTGCGGTGCAAACGGCATGCTCTGGCAACAGGCCTACCATTGCTCGGTGAGAGTGACGCAGAGAACATCCAAACAGTGGATCAACGATCCAAGCTCTTTCGGTCAAAATGAGCAGCACCATTTCCTACCCATCGCCGCCCCGCTCTACATGGCCTGGATGATCTGGAAGGGGCCGAGGCCGTGATTCCGCGCAACGGCTATCTCCGGCGCAAGCTTGAGGCTGCGCTGATCCGCCTGGCGATCGCCATCCTGATGGGTCGCAACGTCACCCGGTCCCCGGTCGTCAGCCGCCGCGACAACAACGAAATGTGGCACATGGCCGAGGAACTGGAAGGCATCGCCGACCGCATCGCCCGCGGCTACCCGTAACCCCTCCCCCTACAACAACTCAAGCCTGCCGGCGTTTCGACCAAATTCCGGTCGCGATCAATGCAACACCTGGAATGAGCAAGCCCACAGCGGTGTAACCGAATGCTGGTTGCCCAGACGCACCAACTGCAGCGAAAGCGATTCCCAAGGCAGTCATTGGACCACCAGCGACAGTGAACGTGTTCTTGGCTGTCTTGCTCATATCAATCCTCCTTGTTGACTTCCCATTTAACCATATGCGCCTGCCGGTAGGCGGGCAAGGATGAGCTATGTCCAATCCACATCACCACATACGCGAAGCGATCATCAACGCACTGCCTGATATTGCCGCGCACCTGCCCTTGGACTGCGATCTGTTCGTCATCGCGTGCCGACCTGGCAAAGACGATTTCGACCTGGTGCTGCCGTCGCCTGAGGCGAACCTTAACAATGCTCTGGATGCCCTCCGCCGCCAGGGCCTCACCATCGACGGCGCCAACGCTTACAAGCGGGCCGTGTGCGACCTGGTCGTCGGCGCCCTCGCCTTCGGCAAGCAGAACAACAATCCACCGCCCAAGGGCCACTGGGGTCAGGAGTTCTGGGATATCGGCCGTGCCGAGGGCGAGCGGCAGGAAGAGCTGACGAAAGCTCTGGCCCAGGTGCGCGAACAGCGGGATGCCCTGCTCGGCGCGGCACAAGAGGCCCTGAGGGTAATTGATCGAATCAAACCAGCGGGCCATGGGAACGGAACCCAGGTTCGCCTCGCAGCGGCCATCGACAAAGCCACCGCCTAACCCCCCCCCACCTCTGCCGCCATGCGCGGCGTGGAGACAATCATGCAAACCATTAGGAAAAAGCCCGGCGATGAACACGCCGAGCAGGAACAGGCCGTCGCCCAAGGAATGGACAAGGTCACGGAAGAGAAGATGGCCGAACTGCTGGGGATCACGCTGCGAGCGCTCCAGACCAGGCGCCAGCGGGGAAAGATCCCTGAAGGCATCTGGAACCGAAACGGCCGCAGCATCATTTACAGCAGATGGAGATATGAGGAATGGCTCGAAAGCCTGTGGGTTTGCCCCCTGGAGTTGAAATCAGAGGGGACGCGCTCCGGATCCGTTTCACTTGGAACGGTGAGCGCCGCGGGGAAACACTTGCCCATCCCCCGACAGCGCAAGGGATCAAGGCGGCCAGCCGTCTACGTGATCAAGTAGTCAACCTCATCAAGCACGGCCTGCTGGATGAAGAGAAGTACGCCGATCTGTTCCCTGGGTCGGACCTGGCGCTCTCGGCGCAGGCCGCGATACCGAGCTTTGGCGAATACGCTCAGCTTTGGCTGGACAGCCGGCACATCGTTGGCGGCACCCGCAACAATTACAAGAGCAGCTTCAACCTCTATTGGATGCCGTACCTGGGTCTGCGCCGGATCGACATGATCACGCCGACCATGCTGCGCGGGATCATCGCCAACATTGAGTGGTCCTCCACCGGCGTGAAGCGCAATGCAATCATCAAGCTCGCCAGCGTGTTCAAGACAGCGGTGCTGGATGGACTGATCGCCAAGAACCCCACCTCATCGCTCGACAAGCCAAAAGCAGTGAAGAAGGTGGTTGACCCCTACACCAGGGATGAAGCCGAGCGGATTATTGCCCACCTATATAAGACGCTGCACAAGTACTCGCAGATCTATGCGCCCTTCTTCGAGTTCGCTTTCTTCACGGGGCTGCGACCAGGTGAGGCCATGGGCCTGCAGTGGGATGACATTGACCTGGAGGCGAGAACCGCGAACATCCGGCGCATTATCGTCGATGGCCAACCGGAAGACCGGACCAAGACGAAGCATCACCGGGTCATCCTGCTCAATGAGCGCGCACTTCACGCCCTGCGCCAGGCCCAGCGCCTGGCCGATCTGCGTCGGATCGCTTCGAAGTCCGCGACTCCCACCAGCCCATTTGTGTTCCAACCGGGCAAAGGCGGGATGTGGATCAGAGAGCCAAGTGTTACAATCAAGCACTTCAAGCTCGCGCTCAAGGCGCTGGGCATCCGTGAACGTCGGCAGTACGACACGCGCCACACCTACGCAACCATGTGTCTAATGGCTGGGATGAACCCCGCGTTCATCGCGAACCAGCTCGGCCATAGCGTCGAGATGTTGCTCTCTACTTACGCAAAATGGATCAGCTCCTCCTCGGATTGGAGGGAGCTGGAGAAGCTGCCGGCTAGAGTCTGA